GGAATCACGAGTTTCTTCTGAAATAACCCCGCTCGCATGGAAACCCCGCCCGATTGAAACCGTATAGTCGCCATCTTCGTGGAATCTACACTCAACATCGATGATTTTTCTGGCCTGCAGCGCCTTTATCCCCTCCAGCGCGTCAGGGTCGCAGGTGGAGTAGGCGGGATATTTTTCGAAATGTTTATTACAAGCATCGTGCGTCAACCCCTTTGGGCATTTTGTTTCGATTTCGGTACATAAAACCGCACGGTCAGGATTCCATTGGCACCAATGTTCTGTTGTGCCCAACAACTCAGCTATCAGCCGGTTCGCTTCAGCTTTCTGCTCGTTATTCATTTTTCTGACCTCCAAGTCTCACCACTATATTTTCACGGCGTAAGGGGCACCAATCAGGTGGCAGAGCAAACCCAATCTCCTCATCTTTGTAATAGCACCAACACTTCTTGTCCTTGCTCGCTATCTGGCAATGCGGAAACTCAGCATTCTCAAAAGGGCACCCCCAATTCACCTTGTTCTCACACGCGATGATTATCATTTCCCTGCCTCCACATTCTTTACTTCCCATTCATGGGAGAGCTTGAACTTTTCACGTGCGGCCTCTATACACTTTTCGACCGTTGCTCCGTACATGTGCACGATAACCACACGGGCATCGGGGTATTCGCTTGTTGGCTGCCGCAAGTACACTCAAGAGCTTTTACTTGTTCTTTCACTTATCCTCCTTCACAATTCTTGAAGTGAGCCTGATTGTCTTGCCGCATTCAGTGCATTGAAGAATAATTTCCGTATGCCCTGTCTCAGGAATATCACAGCTTACTTCAAAACTCTTGTTGCCGCAATGTTCACAGTATACCGGCTCAAATTCTTTTGGGTTTATCTCTGCCATCTTATCTCTCCTCACACCAAAATAAGATTTGTCTTTCCGAGCTTCTGAAACTTCTTTATCGTATCTTCTGTACCGCCTTTTCTATCTTTTGCCACACATGCAATGAGCACGTCTGAATCTCTGGCTATAAATCCATTTCGTATGAACCCGGCAGCCTTGCCATATTTATCCCATTCGGCAGGGTGCCAGATTATCGGCGTGCCATAACGCTCAGCCAATACTACTGCGAAGCGGTCAGCACCGCGTAGACACATGCCTGAGCATATCGTGTCGCCCTCTTCGTATATCTGCAAGAATGCTTTACGCACTTTGAGATAATCTTTCTTGCTATCTCTCCGCCGCGTACCTATGATTCCAATTACTTTGGACATTCCTTTGCTTTCTGCTTTTCTTCAAGCAATTCTTCAACCTTATAAACAATATTCCATAAGCATTCTATCTAAGTCTGTGCATATCTGAAATAAAGCAACCTTACATAAAGATACTTGGGATTTATAGCGCACGTCAATGGGTGCACAGTGTCCCGTCACGGCTGACAATAACTGACTGTAACAAAGAATTCTTTTTATACAGTGCTAAGACGTAGAGTCTATAAGGGTTTGCACGCGGCTCCCTCCTACAACCCGCATAGTAGAAGCACTTGTATATGCTATAAGGGTTAGCACTTGAATAACAGCCTACAACCCTTATAGTATAAGACTTGTAGAGTTTCAGATGTTAAGGAAACTTGGAACAGCCAGACCTCTACGGATTTTCAGCCATATATATACATATAGCTTTGCCTTCTGTTCTATCTGCTTTTCTCTACTGTCTGATTTCTTGATTGATTTTCTTTTTGTTTTCTTCCTGAGTTCTTTTCGCTGCTTTGTTCTTTACCAAAGAGCCTGAGCGGTTTGATGGAGAATGATTCCTCTACTGTTTATGTTTATTAGATTCAGTTGCCCCCTGTTCTTTTCTGCTCGCTCTTACAAACATGTAGAATAACCTACAGTCTCCCGCGCCACAGGCTGACATGACACTGACAAGAGGCTGACAACTAATAGGCTGATTGAGCTATTCTGAGCCGCTGATTCTCTGCCCCGCCCTGGCTCACATCCTGCTCCTACGGCTCTTCGATTGCTTCCCCTATATAGAATGATAGCTATTCTTTCCTGTGGCTTAGAGGCAGGATTCAGAACTTGCAGAATAGGCGTGTATATTGCTTTATCGGAACACTGCTCAAGATATTTCACATCACTCTCCTATCTTCTCCTATCTTCTCCTATCTCTGCCAAGCTAATCCTATGAGTACCTTGAGTCACCATTAAGCAAAGAAATATTACACCCTGCCTTCTGCCTCTCTATAAACTATTGTTTTCTTTTAATACCAGTCTCAGTTTGTGTTTATTACTTGGGCTTGTATTCTTAGTGTAGAGAGATGTGTCTATATACTATAGGCTCTATCTTATATTATATCTTATAGGAAATGCTTTCTCTTTGAGTTCTTTTCCAAATAGGAATAGGCGTTTTTATCTAATGAAGGCTATGCAATGCGAGGAGAGTGTTCACCTCTTTGATTGCTTCTTGGATAGTTTTGCCTTTGATATAAAGATTAAGTACCTGTTCAGCTTTATTTATTCTCCTGAGTGCTCTGGCTCTTATCTTAACGTCTTTGGATTTGAGCAGAGAAAAATTATCTGTGTATAAACATAGCTGACCTCTCACCGCATGAATGTCTGCTCCTGTTGCTTTCTTCTCTGCCTTTTTTACAAGTGCTCTGTCTATTTTCTTTAATGGCTTTTGCTTCTTGTAGTACTTTCCTTTCTTGCAAAGGTTGCATGGATAATTGAAAGCTCCTGCCTCTTTGCAAGTCATGTATACGCACGCTTGACATTTCTTCGAGAGCTTCATTCTTTTATCCTCACCAAAAGACTAAAGAGTTTTGTTCAGCCACGGCGGAACGATGATTGCTTCTTTCAGGTTGAAGTAATCGAGCATTAAACGTTTGAGTTTTTTGATTGCTCTTTTAAGTGAACGCTTTGAATCTGAATTGAAGAGAGTCCTTGTCTTGTGGCCTCTTGATGAAGTAGCTACTAACAGTTTGCTCGGGTCTCCTGCTATGCCAGCGCAAGAGATGCGATAATAAATGTGGAGCATTGCTTATCCTCTCAGTCTTTACAATTGAATTCTGATGACAACCATTGGCAGAGGGCAGAAATATATCGTACTCCACTCTCTATCATAATAGATTCCAATAAACAAATCATACCAGCGGAACTTAAGTCTGATTCTCATTCTCTTCCTCTTTCTTTCTCAGCCTTTCGAGAAAATCAATTATGTCATTCAAGCACTTTGTATTCCAGATTGTTTTCCCTTCAGGAAAGAAGCAGTACTGCCTCCATTGAAAATACCATTTGATAGTACCAAGCAGAATAGAATTTGTATTGTTCTTGATTTCATATACGTCTGTGTTCTTGCCTTCCTTTCTTGGAAGTTTGTATACGTTGATGTACTCAAAGTTAGCTGCATCTATCACGCCTCTTTTATTCTGAGCTTTTATTCTTCCAATACACTTCGAGCAATAGAGCACGCTTGGCCTATCAATTAGCTTTCCGCACATGAGACAATTTAATGACATTGCTTTATCTTCTTTCTCTTGAGTTTCTTTTTGATTGTCTTGACTCTTAATATAGCAGGTCCTACAAAATACACACGGCCTTGCTGAGCAACTTCAAGCACGTTTGGAAGCTCTTGAACGCTTACATAAAAATAAGTGCTTATCTTTTTTCCTTGCTTGTTTGCATCAAGCTTGCAATGAGGAGATATATTATGTATCAACGCTTTTGTTTTTGTCTTAGAGCTTCCGTACTCTGCATATCTGCATCCGCAAGGATAAACGCCTTCATTCTTTTTGTGCAAGAGCATTATTATTATCTCCTGGCAAACAGAGCAATCATAATACAGCAAAGTGACAAGAGCCACAACGGCCAGCAGATTATTCCTACAATACCAGTGATAAAGAATCCGAACCAAGCTGCAATCACGAGACAGCCTGAACCTTTTTTCTCTTGTACAAAGACTACTCTTCCCATTACTTATCCTTTCTTTCTCCTCGTATCCTTGACTGTTCTATATTTCACAAATCGCACTTTAGCTTTAAGATGATTATCTAATGCGTTGTTTTGAGCAAATCTCCGCTTGGCCGATTTCTTTGCAATCCACTCTCTGCACTGCCACCTATATGGAAACCAAATAACTTTGTAACAGTCCTTACCAGCATTCTCTATTCCCCATGCTGCCATTACTCTATTCGTTTCAACAGCTTCTTTCTCAACGGAGGATTATCCAACGCCTCTATTCCTGCTCTGCCAAGCTTGAGAGCTATCTTGTCAGAATCAATCATTAGATAATTGCGCTTGAGCAACTCACAAGCCATTGCAGTCTTGCATGTACCAGCGAATGGGTCAAGGACTTTATCTCCTTCTCTTGAACCAAGAGTCACGAGATAAGCCATCAATCTTAATGGCTTGACTGTAGGATGATATATAAGATTGGGAACAAGTTTGTGCTTTTTCTTTTTGCATTGCTTCATTCTCTTTTGACTTATCATTTCCTGACAGTCTTTACACCAACAAACATGGCTGTGATGCTCCTTCTCTCTTGCAGCTTCTTGTGTGCTTTTGCAGACTCTACAGTAAAACCATTTCTCAGTCTTTGATGCTTTTGGAGATAACAGAAATGGAAATGTCTTTGCTGCTCTTTCAAACTTGCTGCCTAATCTCTGCTTGAGCATTTCAGAGAACCATTTATCTATATCAAAGTATCTGGAAAATGAACCTGAGTCTTTATAACCACCTTGACCGGACCACTGGTCTACTTGATTGTATTCACCATATTTGTTTGTAAATTGCATTCCGCTTTTTTCTGGATTCCCACCTCCAACTGATTTTCTTTCAACCCCATCATTCAAGACATCATCAGAGACTAATAAGTTAGCAGGGAAGCGGCCTTGTGGAGTTTCAAATTCCCCAGCTGTCAATCTCTTACTGCCAGGCCAGCAAGTTGAATGGCCCTTATGCTCTCCTCCAGAATATCCACCTCCATCTAATTTTCTTCCATCCGTTACTGGTATTCTGCAATCGTCAATCCAAGTAATTCCTTTCTTATTCTTTCGAGCTTGCTCAACGTAATTCTTTTCGTTCAACGGTTTCATTGCAACGATGATAACTTCTACTGCTGGCTTAGGCTGAAAGCCTGCATAAGAACCATTAAGCTCTTTTGCTTCATTGCTTTCAAACTTATCATATATGAAACGTCGTTTAGTTGTATTATATCCCTTACTGTTCTTCATACCTCCGCATCCATTTACTTCAACTATTTTATCCGGTTTCCTATGTCTTTTCTCAAGTGTCTTTCCAATATTCTGAGCTTTTGGAAATCCAGATGCATATGCCCAATACATTGGAGTGAACTTGATTATAAATCCTGCAAGCTCTAAATCACGTATCATTCTCCAAAGACAATCTGCTCTTGGTATGCACATTACAAAAGCAAACGCTCCAGGCTTCAAGACTCGCAAGCACTCTTTCCATATCTCTTTATCCGGAAGTGCTTTATCCCATTCCTTGCCCATAAAACTCATTCCGTATGGTGGGTCAGTGCAGAGCAAATCAAAACTCTCTGCTTGAAGCTTTGGAAGTAGCTCCTCAGACTTTGCACAAATGATTTTGCTCATATCGTTATCTCTTATAAATGCCAGAACAGAAAGTCCGTTGTCTGAAATCCTGCTGCTCCTTTGTGTCCACCGCCTCCGAGTCCCTTGGCTATCTCTCCGACATCAATCGTCTTTGAATAAAGCGAATTCACCCACATCTTTCCATTGAATGCCATGGCTATACAAATAGGATAATCATCAATCTGCTTTCCAAAGACTTCAGAGCCTTTCATTCCAGTGACCATTGCAAGAGCTTTGTGTCCTGAAAACTCAACTTCAAATGCCCACGCCTTGCAAAGGTCCGCGTTCTGCCTATCTCTGAAAACTTCGACTATCTTTCCCTTCTGAATTATGTCCTCTACTTTCAAGCTCTCATTCCATAGTCCTGACCAAAGTCCTATCTCTCCGTTCTCCACTTCTGTTCTTGGAGATGTATCGTATAGCATCGAACCAAGATGAAAATACTTAGAATCGTCTCCATATTTGAAAGTCCATGTGTCTCTGTCGCCGACTAAATCTATGAATCTCCTTGTTCTTCCTCCTGCGTGCGAATAGATATATTCGTAGACGAGTTCACATGCTGCCTTGCTTGAGTCTCTGACTCCAGCTATCTTGTGAGGAAAATCTTTGAATAGCTCGATGCCTGTCTTGTGATGGTCTATCCACGTTATCTTCTGAGTGCGTTCAATAATTTTCTGCATCTCTTCAGGAAGCGGATTATAATCTACAATCCATATCTCTTCATCCTCTTCTATCTGCTCAAGCGGGAATGGCTTGCCATAATTGACTTCAATCGGTACGGCAAGCGTAAGTTGCTGCATAACTAAGAACGCTGATAATCTTCCGTCATTATCATTATGATGAAACACCTTCATTCAGTTTCTCCTTACCAAACAAGATGTACTACCAGAACTATCCACGTGACTACAATAATTGCTGTTATAAGACTTTTCCAAAAAGACCTTTTGAGTTCTACTGAAGCGTTGTGATAATGAGCTTCAAGTTGTTCTTCATCCATTGTGTTCATCCAGATATTCTTTCTGATAAAAAAATCCTCTGGCTCAACACAATTAAAGACCTTCCACCATTTATATTTCTCTCTGCAAACTCCGATAACATAACCAATAACAAGTATACTAAGACTTAAGATTATCATTACTTCTGCACTCATTTCTTCCTCCTGATTATCTTGCGTCTCTTTCCATTTGATAACTTATGTTTCTTTTTCTGTTCTTGTTCCCGTTCTTTTAATTGCCTATCAATTTCTCTCTGCTCTTCATTGCGCATGGCATGATGCCTGTGTATTTTGCAGAAGCTATAAGCTTCATCATCTACTAAGTTGCTGCATTGATTTCCACGTGAATCAACGTGTGCACAAACTTTTCTATCAATGCCATGAGGCATTCTTCTTATAATTTCTAATCTTCTGTTTGGAATCGGTCTTTGAGCCAATAGCTCCCTAAAACCATCCGTGTCATTCACATAAGTTGATTCACTTTCAACGCTTGGTTGTTCTTCCCAATGACAATTGAGCATTTGTTCTGGAGGCAATGGTATCTGCGATGCGGTTGCAAGAACACGTGATGCTTCGTCTATAGTCATTCCAGTCATTCCAGAAGATGCTGCAAGCTTGAGAATATTATCTATGTACTTATCTACTAATGTTTTGACTCGAGGTTTATTCTTCTCTAACGCATCACGCAAGAGAAATGTGAGTTGAGGCTTAGCTTCCACTTTCTTCTTTCTCCAAAAGCATAACTTCTTTATGAATGCCTTGAAGCTCAATTGAATTCCTTCCTTCACTCAGCCAATCTTAAAATCAAATGTTTCAATCTTCCTTAAATTGAAGTTAGTCAGAACCATTCCGCACTTGCATTTATATCTTTCTTTCCAAATGCGCTTTGGAATATCTGCTCTGCACTTCTGTCCACACGAAGGCAAATAATCTTTATCTACAAGCTTCATGTCTTTTTTCTCCGTGGCACAGAACGGACATATCCATTTGACTTGCTTCATTGCTTCTTGTCTTTCGTCTTTGCTCTGAACCATTTCCAGACAGCTGCTCCAAGTTTATGTGGCTCTCCTATTGCTTCTTTCTCTGAACGCAACACGATTTCAAGAGCTTCTTTCATATGCTCAGGACATAAATCCATTTGAGCATCTTTGAATGGATGGTCCTTGCTCAACTCCGGGTCAGACTCAATAGCAATCGGGATTTCAATTCGTTGAGTACCTTGAATCTCCATGCAAATATCGCAAGCTTTTAAGTCCACATTTTCTCCTCTCGCCTCTCGCTTCCATTTGATTAAATTTCTTGAGTGAATACAAAACAGAATGCAATTCAACATGATTAAGAATGGAAGTCCAACTATAATGCCTAAGCAGAAATAAGAAGCGGCAGCACAAAGAGAAACTCCCCAGCCATACCATTTCTTATTTCCAATTATCCATAGCGCTGTGATACAGAGCGTAGCCCCAAGAGCATCAAAGAATAGCGTAAGCATTATCTGTTCTTTCCTTTGCCTCTGCCCTGGCCTTGACCCTTGCCAGGACCGCCGTCCGGACACTCTTCCGTATTCTTGCTACCACGTCCACCACCTACTAAGCCCTTGCCCCTGCCTCGGCCATCCTGCGGTCCTTTAAGTTTCTTCTCTTCGCCTTTCTTCAATGGCATGATTCAGTCCTTTCTTCTTATGACCTTCCGTCTGCGTTTCAAAACTACCTTCTCTTGAAGGTCTCTCTGTTCTTCGTTTGAAATCTCTTGTTCAATTTCCTCGGCCACTCTTCGCTTGAACTCTTCAGCGTTAATGTGCGGTCCCTTGAGCTTTGGGTTTCTTCTTAGTATCTTCTTGGCTTTCTCAACTATTTTGCTTTGCAACACATCAGGAACAGATTTTTCAACTTCCTCTTTAACAAATAAATCAGCTAACTTGATTTCCTTGACACGAACTGGATGCTCCCTCTCGGAAGGAATTATTACCGTACCACGCCAAGGGATAGACTGATTTGCCACAACCCTTGGCTGAATAACAAACGGATTGATAGCATCAAGACTAATTGAATCCGCTTCGGCTTGAAGCTTGTCTCTAAGCTTCTTTGGCATAGACTTACTTTCTTCAAGCTTCTTTTCAATAGCTTTTCTGCGGACTTCCTTTCTTTGACGCTCAATATCCTTTTGAATATTCTCTTCTTTTCTTCGAGCATATAAATTAGAATAATGGTCTACAACCTCTCGGCCCAGACCATGAGCACTTAATTTCTTTGGCTGAATCTTTGCCATTGCTTGACCCACTCCCTTCATTGAAGATTCAAATTCCTTAGCAGCTTTAGTAGCTGGTCCAACTGCCTTAATAAACTTACTTATTCGTTCGGCCATTTTCACTTCTATTTCTTCTTTCCCTCTTCTTTCGTCTGATTGCCTTTGACTTTTTTTTGCTTTTCTTTTTCAACCTTATCCCTTCTCTCGATTACCCAGATAACTATCGGCGCTAACATTCCAATTATGATTGGTCTATACTCTGCATCAATCAAAGCAAGAAAAGTTAGAGCACCTACCAAAAGATAAATTGCCAACTTCTGTTTCCAATCTCTCATTTATTGCTTCGTCTTTTCGAAGACGGCATACGAGATAGCGTAGCGTCTCGTGGGCTCGGAGATGTGTATAAGAGACAGGCCTTTACCTGAACCCTTAAGGGCCATATCTACTCCTCTTCTTTTTCGATTTCGAGTTCCTCTTCTTTTTCTTTTTCCTCTATCTCTTCCTTATCACTTTCAACTTCTGCTTTATCAACTTCCTCGTGAGCTTCATCAAGTTTATCTTGCTCACTCTTAAGTTCTTCAACTTCCTCACTTGCTTCTACTATTATTACTTTTGCTGACGGCTTTGGAATATAAGGCTCTGCAAAAGCAACGCGAGTTGACTTCTTTGTGATGACAACCTTGCACGTGAGATGCTTTGGTCCGCCAACCTCTTTAACTGCTACGAACGAACCTACCCTGCGCACAAAGACAAGCAGTCCACCTGTTTCATCTTCAGGAGGAACTACTCTCCATGAAGGCATCTCTCCATGCTCAGAGAAAAAACGTATCCTGAAGAACGGGTCCTTATCTCCGAGGTCAACTTCAACTCCTTCATCGAACACAAGTCCAGTTGGGTCATCTACTGCATTGACAGCAGCTTTAAATACCTCCGTGCAGTTAGAACAGAACCGACAATATCTGCCATCAGAATCTTTTAACCTGTGGTCACAGAGCGAATCCTTTCTCTCCGCTTTTGCTCCGCAATGACAACAAGTCACCTTGCTTGCAACTAAACCTGATGGCATGACGTCCCGCATTTTGTGAGACTGAAACCTGCGTCCACTCTTGCCATTCTTTCCAGCCATCCCCAGACCTCCTCTCAAAATTAAGAAATAAGAATACGTCAACCATGCTTACTCTCTATCCATTAAGAACATACTTGTTCTTAGATTCTTTTTAAGTGCTTTGATATGCCCTTAGCTAAAAAGAACATATCGCACTTCTTTCCTCCAAAGACAGCAGCAAATTTTTCATCAAATACAATTGTTCTCTTATCATCCGGGTCCTGAAGATTTTCAGCTTTGATATACTTCCAAAGACCCTTCATAATCTCAGGACGATTTGCTTTCTTCTTTCCTACTACTGCTTGTAATTCATCTGATAATTCATAATAGATTCGTGAAAGCGGTCCGCCCTTCTTTACTTTTTTATCTTTGCCTCTCGTCTTGCCTTTCTTCATCTTCTTTTCTCCTTCTATTTCAGTTTTCTTTTTCACAACTTCCAACAATGTGATGCAGTGCTCTTCAGATACTTTGCACTTGAGCGACAATAGTTCTAATGTTTCAAGAGCATCCGAAGAAAATATATCTTCGACTTCTAATTCTTTAACCAATCTACAATAAACCTCTTTGCTTCACCGCGAGTATGCAAATTTGACATATCCCAGTTTCCATCCTTAATCAATTCTTCTTGCCATGGAAGAATAAATTTATTGTCCCAGTTATCAAGTGCATCCTCTTCATTGTTTAATTCTTCTGCACATTTAGAACACATTCCAAAAACATAACGATTGGCTTTGAGCGTGCCGCTATCTTCATCATAATTAAATTGTGGAGTATCCTCTGTATAAAAAAGAAGCTCACTCTTTTCTATACGCAATCCACATAACAAACAAAAAACTCTTTCTGGCAAGCTTTCAATCCATATCTTAATTTTCTCATTACATCTTTTCAAAGCAATAAGCATAGCATCATTTAAATCAGAGCCTTCAGAAATTTTTTCAATTAACGAGTCTTGTTCGTGAATTCCCATATCAGCCTCACTAGTTCAAGTTCTTTTTCAGTTAAGTCTGGATACACGGCTCCAATTCCATGCATCCGAATTATCTTCTTGCAAATAAGCTCAAGCACTTTCAAATCTCCGCGCTTGAAACGAAGTACAATTGGATACCTCTCAATCTTATCTTCGTCAGTTGCTATGATTCTTTCTTCTGACATTTGCGTTTTCCTCTGATGTCAAACTTCTTAACTAACGCTTTGGCTTGCTGCTCAGCAGTTGATTCTCTCCACTGAGTCCCTTCAGGATAATGACTCATTAACTCTCTCTTGATAGCTTCAATCAATGCTTCTTTCTTCATTCCTTAGCTCCCTAAGAAAAAAGAATGGTATCTTACCTCGGCAAGCCCCATCGGATTGCCTTAGGCGAGGTCCTAGGACGCTTCTCCATAGCAAATTCGCTCTTAATCAAGCAATCTATCCTTTCTTGCTCTCTATCCACATAAACTTTTGAAACAAGCCGTGCATGTAGAACAATGTCCTTCATGTATCATCGGCCCTCCGCAATACGAGCAGATATTACTCTTTGGCTTTTCATCAAACTGCTCTTCCTCTCCTTCCTCTCCAATAAAATGTTCTTGAATAATTTTTGCAATTGCATCCGCACAAGATAGAAACGATTGTTTTTTATCAAACGAAGGCTTAGACTGATGACAAGTAATTCCTGTCAACTGCTTGACTATTGTTTCTAATCCCAAACCGCTCTGCCAAGATTTTGAAATCAATCTTCCAATAGCTTGAAGTTGAGACTGCATACAGCCACCCGATTTTCCAGCCTCAATGAAAATCTCAAATGGATAACCATCTTTATCTGAATTGACTATTACAAAAAGCTTGCCGCATTCTCCAACTTGCTTTTCGTAGGTTGTTCCATTAAGCTTTCTTGGTCTCTTTCTAACTTCTCTAATTGATTGAAACTTTGCTTTTCCTGTAGTTAGAACTTGTTCTTCTCTTGAAGCATCACGATATACAGTGATGCCTTTGCACTTCAATTCAATTGCTCTCCTGAATATATTGTTGACATCCTCAACAGTAGCAGAGTTTGGAAGATTGATTGTTTTGGAAACAGCATTATCAATATATTTCTGAAACGCTGCTTGAACTATTAAGTGCTCTTCGGGATTTATCTCGTGTGCTGTCTTGAATGCCATTCTAATATCAGGAGGAATCCATTCACAATTATTTAGTGTACCATCTTCACGAATCGTTTGCTCTGCTCTTTCACTCCAACAATGTTTGCGCTTCAATGCTTCTTTTGCAACCTCTGAAACTTCAACAAATGTTTTACCGTCCAAGATTCTACGAGTGAAAGATAAACCATAAAGCGGTTCAATGCCAAACGAAACTCCAGCTATCCCAGAGATTGAACCTGTTGGCGCTATTGTTGTCCGCATTGCATTGCGCATCGGCAATCCTTGTTTGCCATAAGTCGATTTTTTCCAAGCTGGAAACTTTCCTTTTTCTCTTGCAAGGTCTATTGAAGCTCGACGAGTCTGTATCTCAAACTTAGACATCATCACATGAATCAAATCAATACAATCTTGAGAGCCATACGGAATGCCAAACTTAATTAGCAAATCTGCAAAACCCATAACTCCAAGGCCTATCTTACGAGTACGTTGTGATTCTTCTTTTATCTCAGACACTGGATACTTTTGTGCATCAAGAACGTTATCAAGAAAGCGTATGGCCTGATAAATTCTTTCTTTGAACTTGACATAGTCAAATTTGAGCTGTCCATTTTTCTTTTCAACCATTCTTGAAACAGCAATTGAACCAAGCGTGCAAGACTCAAATGGTCTCAACGGCTGTTCACCACAATTTTTACTGAGTATTCCTGTAACTAAATTCCCAGAACGCGCCTTTCTATCCGCAATGAAATAGTTGTGATACTTATCTACAGTTCCATTAAATACATCTGCTTTGCCACAGTATTCAACTGAAACAACTTTGTGATTTTCAATCAAAACAGAAGATAAGATACATGCTTCTTGAAACTCACGATAACTGCCAAATAGCCTTTCAATAGTTCCTCTTCCTGGCAACTCAATTTCTCTAACTTCTTTTCTGAACTCATTCCAAACACTTCCGTTTCTGACAGTTCCATACTTAGAAACACAGAGACATCCATAATATATCAATGTCTCTTTTTTGATATGATTAAAGTTTGGATTCTTAGAGCCTTTCAAACTTCGTATGCCACTTAAATTTGAGTCTCTACAATGATGTGATTTGTGATAACTATCAGTTTCAATTTCAAGATTTTCAGGATTATCATTACTGCCATTGCCATCTTTGTGATGAACTACTTCATCATTTCTAAGCTTTCTCCCAAACTTATATTCTGCTACATAATGAGAGCGAGATTTATATTTGCCTAATCCATTTCTTATAACTACTCTCGCTCTTCCGCTTGCTTTAATTTGATGCGGAAACAATCTGTCTCCTGGAACTAAGTTCTTTATCATCACTTCTAAACCGTTTCTTAAATACAGTTTGTGTTCAGGAGTCAATTTGTGTTCTTCAAAACGTCCATTATAATCTTGACTCAAAATACCATTAGCAGTTCCTTTATCAATTACCAATTTCATAATAGGAATGTTTTTACCAGTTCTTCGTATGTTGCGCATCATACTTACTTTGATTTCACTACTCTTATTATCATAAGCATAAACCAAAACTTCTCTACCAACTAAATCCTCAAAGATTTGAGGTCCTTCATTTACTGTTGAAACTGGAGTATCTCCAACTACACAAGGATTGGTTGAATATATTTCCCCAAGATGCGGACAAGTATTATCTGCATTGATTCTTTCTAAATCAATAAAGCCAGGCTCTCCTGACTTCCAAGCATTCTGAGCCATGAGATTAAAAATGCGTCCTGCATTTTCTTGTCTGACTACTTTGCCAGTCTGAGGACTTACTATATCGTATGAAGTTCCTTTCTTCAAAGCTTGTTTAAATTCAGCAGTCAATGATATTGAAATGTTCATGTTTGTCAGTTGTGAACGAATGATAGCTTCTTTGATTATTGTTCTGAACTCTCCATCCAAATCAAGATGCAAGGCTTTCGTTATTCTATCAAGAACAACTTTTGTTCTTTGATTCAACTTATTCTTGCATTCAATAAATTCTTCGATGTCTGGATGGTCTACTTTCATTATTGACATGTGTGCTCCACGTCTCATGCCACCTTGCTGAATTGCTTCAATCGCTTCATCAAAGTTGCGCATGAAGGACACCGGTCCTGAAGCAACATGACCAGTAGAAGTAACGCGTGCTCCATGTGGGCGAAGCTTATGAAATGAGCAACCAGTTCCTCCACCCATCTTATGAATCAATGCCATGAGTTCTATTGAACCAAAAATAGAATCAAGTCCTCCGTAAATAGTATCGTTGACCTCTATGACGAAGCAACCAGCAAGGACTGAAAGATTTTCTCTGCCTGAATTTAACAACGTCGGTGTGTTCGGCATGAAATCACCCGATGCCATCAAATCATAGAATATCTCAGTCCATTTAATTCTTTTTGCTTTTGTCTTTTCAACTGAAGCAACATACTTAGCTACGCGCCAAAACATTTCTGATGGATTCTCGATTATCTCTCCTTCTGGATTTCTAAAAAGATAACGTTCTTTCAGAACTGCCAAGGCATTCTCTGTAATCTTGTAGCCAAGCTTCGGAAATTTTATCACGCTACTTTCCCTCCATCTCTTATGATAGCATCCTTAATAAATTGAAGTTGCTTTCTTATATCTTCTTTTCTTCCCGAGTCCCTTCTGATAGAACCCGGATGATTCATAAATAAAGTCTTGAACTGTTCAAAGAATCTTGCGTACTCTTCACACAAGCCAGAAATTGTAGCGGCTCTCATTCCGCAATAGATAATGAATTTTGGTTTTACTAACTCAATTTCCATCTTCAATCTTGGATAGCACATTTTTACTTGATGAACTGTGGGCATTGCATCCGCAAGAGGATAACAAGCCGCAGAATTAGAAATGTACATTCTATCAGGACTCATTCCTATTGCTTCCATCATTTCTCTAAGCAGTTTACCCATCAAACCTACAAATGGTTTTCCAAGTTTATCTTCAGTCTTTCCAGGAGCCTGACCAATCAAAAAGATTTTCGCTTTCTTTGGACCTTTGCCAAAGACAACTCGACTGCGGTTTTCATGCAAGTCACATCTCTTGCAGTCTTTCCACATGTGATATAGATTATCCCAAGTTGCTTTAATTATCCTTGGCATCTTTATCCTTCGCAATCTTCTTTAACACTTCAACTTCGTACTCAAGCAAATCACTCATTTTTGATTTCTCAGAATATATGTTCCAGGCAATTCTGCCAAGGCCATATGCTATCGCTGCATCAATCTTTCTTCTATCCTTGACTGAATCGAATTCCTCTTTCCATTTCTTTGCAACCTTCAGAAGCATTAGAGGTTCAGGACATACACCTTTGCCGCTGATGAATTTCTTTGCTGAGTTAGGTGTAACCTCAGTAAAAGGAATACTCATATCAATCAAGGCATTTCTTAATATCCCGCCAAGCTCACCAAGTTTTGTTAGAGATTTAGACTTCCTGATACCAAAAGCATAATTCTCAATTACTACTGCCTTGACTTGAAATGCTTTAATGAGTTGAATGATTCTATTGACTACCTCTCTGTATCTACTGAAGTCAGAAATTCTTAATCTGCCTATGACGCATTTTGCTACATCAGAGCTTGCAAGAAGTTTTGGTTCAACAACCTCAACGTGAACCATATTCTGCACATTGTTGAAGATGCAAATTCCAGTTCCGTTAATAGACATGTCCAAGCCAATGAAGCAAGGATTGTCTGTCAACTTGATTCTTTTTTTCTTCATGCTATGAACTCCCTGAACTTCCTGCCTTTAATCAATGACATAAATTCAAGCTCAACAAACATATCAACAAGTCTATCCTCATTACTCCTGCCACGCTTGACTCTTAATGCCCTTGGAGGAATGTTGACGTCAAGCTTCAGAACGTTATACGTTATGCCGAAAAGCTTTTTCACTTCATCAATATCTCTGCCTTTTTTCTTGAGCCATTCTATTAAAGCCTTCGGCATCTTCTGTCCTTCTGAAACTGAAAAATCAAGAAGCTCCTCTTTGCTCGATGCCTGAATTATTTTCAATGCAGTCTTGGGTCCAATCAAATGAACACCAGGAACACCGTCTCCTTTATCGCCGCACATAAGCTGAATCAATAAATATTGTTTTGGCGTGACGCTATATGCTTTCTTTATTTCTGCTGGCTTTAGAATCTGCTCTTTGCCTGTGCGTGAAATATTCATTTGATGTATTCTTCTGCTAACGAGTTGATGCATATCCCTATCACTACTGACTATCAGAACTTTGAAATCTTCTGAGAGCATCAACATGTTCAAAGCCAATGTAGCCATAACGTCATCAGCTTCCTCGCCTTCAGCAAAGGCAGAACTAAATCTTGTATGCTTGAGCAAACGTTCAAGCAATGCTCGTTGCTTTCTGAAATCTTCATACTCCTCTTCGTCTCTATTCTCTCGCCTCTCTTTTTTATAATCAGGAAATAGTTTTAACTTGCGAGTATAGCCACGGTCCCAAACAATAATCAAAGAGCCATCTTCTTTTAACCAACGTTTAGAAAGAGAAGCAATAGAAGTCAAGAATCCAAATGCCGTACCAGTCTTTAGAGTCTCTCCATTAAGCTCTGTGCTTAGCTCTTTATGCGTATAGAAATTCTTCCGTGCTAAGTTATTCCCGTCTATCAAAATATGTGAGTATGTTGAACTCATTTTATTTCATTGCCCCACGAATCCCAGCCTTCAGATTTCTTTCGAGCAAACAATTCAATCCGCTTGACTCTCTTACCAAACATTTCTACTATCTTGTTTCTAATCTCGTCTGGTTTTGCGCTATGCTGCTTTGGTCTGATTGCTATCTGTAATTGTCTTACGTTTCTTTTTTTCATAAGCTTTGTAACTGGTCCTCGAGTGCCAAGCAAAACCAACTCACAATTCTTCATTGTGTAAGGAGCTTTATTGCAAACTTGCTTTCCGTTCTTTGTAATCTTAGACCAAACAAACGCAACTGTTTTATACTTAAAGCCCCAAGATTTAAGAGCTTGAATTCCTTCATCAAGAAAAGCATCAGGCACCCACAAGAGGCAAGCGCACGTGCTGTTTGAGATTTGAGATATAGGCAGAGCACAGATTTCTTTGACGCTCATAGTTGGATAATGAGTAGCAATTGATACAAATGGGTCAGAAGTTTTTGGTCCTCTTGTTCTACTACCAAATGGCCAGGGTGGGTCTGCATAAATAACTGTGTATTTCTTTTTAGGAAAAGCTGCAACTTTGATTTTCTTTATCTTCATTATGATTTCACTTTCTTGCAAAGCGCGAGAATTTTCGTAGCTCTAACTAATATAATACGCTCCTTGCCTTTGAACAAATCTATATGCGGATAACGACTTATCAATACGATGTCACCAACTTTTATTCCTGTGGGATATATAGTTCCCATATAGGTTGGAATACCTGGACCAACCTTCAAAACTTTACACTTGTGTAATTCGGGAGGAGAATCTATAATAGAGAGCATCACGCAATCACTAAGCGGCTCCCATATTTCGACTTCAGTTTTTATTTTCTTCTTTCTCAGTTTCTTTTTCATGCCCAATTTACTTCCGAAAATCTTCTACGCTTAATGACTTCTATTTTATCACCTTCAGTTCTTCCATCATCTATATGAGTGATTTGGAATATCTGCTTGAAGCCGAGTTTGTTCTTTGCATAATCGAGCAAGAACCTATACACTTGTTCTCTGTTAACTGAATCAAGCATCCCGTATATCTCGTCAAGGAAAAGCAAATCAATTGACTTGCCTGTAATTCTTTGACGGAGCTTCACCAGAGATAATCTGATGGCTAATGACACAAGTGTTTTTACTCCACCTGATTCCTGATTGAAGCCCCTTGTTCTTCCGTTGTTGACTATCTTAATATCAAATTCTTCTTTGCGTTTCTTCCTCCTGAAATTATTACACGCATCACATTTTCGCTTTGAATAACCTTTTGGAAAGTCCCTGCCGCAATAAATGCAAGAGGATTCCCAAGCACCTAACTCACGCTCAGTATGTATTTCAATCTGAAGCTTTGAATCAAGCTCGTCAAGAATTAAGTTTGTTTCTCGTTCTATGTTTTCAATCCTGCTTCTAAGCTGAGAAGAACGGATTCCTCTTTTGCCAAACATCAATGAGCAGAAAGTCAATACCTCTTTTTGCTGTAACAATAAACTCATTCGCTTCTCACCTGACTTTACTTCTTTAAGCTTTGTCCTTATCTGCTCTCGCTCATTCTTTAATTCACCAAGACGTTCATACTTATCTTTGGTTTCACTTTGAAGCTCTTGCAATTCTTCCCGCTTCTCTTCAAGTTCTTTTTTCAATTTATCGACTAACGAATCAGACTTTGAACTCTTTGCAAGCTTTGTGTTCAGTGATTTGATAACAGCATTGAGATGCTTTATACGCTCAATCTTTTTGCTTGCTGCCGTAAGCTTCTCTTCAAGCGTTTCAATTTTGAGTTCTGCTTTCTCTGCTTGATTAGCTGTTGCCCTCATATCAGAAATACTAAACTCTACTTTTGTATGCTCTGATTCAAGTGAACGCTTTTTGGTACTTATCGTTTTCTCTTTCTCTTGAAGCTTCTTGAGTTCTTGCCTTTGCTTTTTTTTATAATCAAGAATGCTATCAGTACGAACACAAGACTTTCCATCAAGCGGGCACTGCTTGCCGCTTCCTATCTTATCTATCCTATCTTCAACTGTTGAAATGTCCCTCTGACATTCTGTCAACCTTGCTGCATATCGCTCTACGTTGCTCCAAATGTCTCTCTTACGATTATATAGTTTCTTTAATTCAGGAGCGTTGCTTGTTGCTTCTCTTATGACTTCACCGTTAGACATGATGTCTTTTTCGATTTGCTTTAAGTCTTGTTCAGCATGTTTCAATTCTCCAAGCTTGAAAGATTCATTCTCTGCATCTTTCTTCTGCTTGAGTTCATCTTCATAACCTTTGCTTGCGATTCGGAACCTCATGTTATCAACTTTATCTTGCAACCTTTTTGCTTGCTCTTCCTCCTCTTTGATTTTATTCTCTGTCTCTTCGATAGACTCATTTGTCTCTCGAAGATTTGATTTCAATTCTGGTAACTGCTCAATCGCTTCTTGTATTTCTTCAAGCTTGCTCTCAACTTCTTTTTTTCTCTCTTTTGTTTCTTGCTCACATTCATCCCATGTGAGAATCTCCATCCACTTTTCTAATAACGCAAGCTTCTCTGCTGGCTTAGCTGCCATGAACTGATGAATCTCTCCTTGATTAAAGAAGCAAGTAGAAATGAAATCATCATAGTCATAACCAAGAAGCCGATTCAATCTGGCTTGCAATACTTTTTTGTCTACTGAACTCCAGCCTTTGACTTCAAGCTTTGAAGTTCCACCTTGCACTTCTCTTGAAATCTCAAGCTCTTTGCCATCAATATTTATTACTCCTGAAACTTTGGCCGGCTTATCAAAATTATCATTTGGAATATCTTTTACATACTTGCTTCTCGATTCTCCGTAGAGCAAGAACTTAATAACTTCAAGCAATGAAGATTTTCCTGACCAATTAGAACGATGTTTTTGGTCTTTCCATTTGCCTGTTATCATCACGTTGAACTCAGGTCCAAAGCTTAGCGTCACCTTAGGACCAAAGCACAAGAAATATTCAAATTCGAGTGAACGTAACATTAAGTTGCTCCATTGATTTTATCTTTAAGCATTTGTCTTTTCCAAAACAATCATGGCTGTCTTAATTACTTTAGCTCTCAATCTTTCAGGAGCAAAAAGTTTTGCAAACTCTTTAATCAACTCTTCTCTGCTTAACGATAGTGGCAAACTCTTTTCTTCATCTTCTGCAAACCTATCATCCTTGACTTGAATCTTTCCGATGAAAACTAATGCCGGCTTTTTACTTTTCAATGAATCAATAATAGAATCTATCTTGCTCTGTTTGTAGTCCTCTTTAGATAGCACAAAATTTACTTTGACGATACTACCAGAAATATCTTTCGGCAATATTATCTTTGCCTTATGTCGAGTCAAGTCATAACCTAACTCAACAAGTTTTGTTCCTTTGATTTTTTGCCACTTAATCATAACTCTATGTCCAAGAAAAATCTTTCGCTTCCTTCACCAAAACGAAAAGATTCAATCGAGCCTGGCATCACTACCTTTCCTACTTCTTGTTTCAAGTGAATATGTCCGTTGAATATCTTCTTGACTGCTTGAGATTTAATCAAGCATTTAGGCACGCTTATATCTGAACTGCTTATGAATTCAATCTCTGAACCAGTCTTTGCACCTTCAACTGAAAGATGACTGAAGACATAAGCTTTGTATCCTTGCCATTTACTCTTCAATTTTTCAAGAACAAGCTCAGCCATATCATCAATATACTTCTGAACGTTTGAATATTCTTCTGGCAAATCTGATTTATCAAGATATGGAATGAAAATGAAAGCAAGCTTTTCTTTTTTAACTGCGTAGAAAGAAAGCCTTCCACGCCGTATCATTATATTATCAAACTTCAAAACTTCAAGCAAATCAAAGACATCCTTCTCGTCATTGCTGAACTTCTTTTTATCATGGTTGCCTTGCACTACTTCTATCCTGCACCCAAGAGAATCAAAGTTATGAAGCCATTGAATAACCAATACCATGGCATCCATTGAATAGCCCATGTTATGAAAAATATCACCAAGAAAAATTATGATGTCCGGTTTAACTTTTTGAGCATAGTCAAAAATCTGCTCAAAGCACTTATGTATTCTGTCATTGAAATTGATGCCCTTGTATACTAATCCAAAGTGAGAGCATCCAATTGTTATTGCTTTCATTTGTCCTTCTGTTTCTGTTTTATCTTGAGCAACTTTTCCAAATCTACATAGCCCTTGCCATCAATAAATACAGCCTTCACCCTAATTAAGAAAGTTAGCAATATAACACCAAACGGAAAACTTAAACTGTCTGGTATGTTCATTGGAGTTTCTTCATTTATAAGCTTGCGTATAGCAGGCTCCAGCTTAGCAAAATCTACTTTCCCAAGTCCGTATCTCTTGCTGACTAAATTGAACATTGTTTGATTGTTTAACTTTCTTGCTTTATCTGGTTTAACCTTGTCTGTCACTTTGCATTCTCCTCTCAAACTCAGATAACAACCATTGCTCAAATCTCCAATCGTTGCTGAGTTTATCAAGCATCTTGCTCTCGGTTAAACCGCCTTCAGTAGCTTCATCAAAATCGCAGGTCCATTTTACTTTACCTTGCTTGGTAATTATTTCCTGCTCCGTTGCTTCTTTTAATAAAGTTTTTGACATGCCAAAACCAAGCTTGCATGTCTCCGGATAATTTCCATTTGAAGTATAGAAATAACCCATTTCATCTGGAGCAGAAACTTTATTCTTCTCTACAATAAATCTGTGTTCCTTGCCTATTATCCTGTCGCCCATCTTCCACTTTGAAGCTTGCAGAACACGGACTCTAAAATGAGCATAATATTTTAGAGCTTCACCGCAGGCAGTTTTCCATTTCTTCTCGAAGGCCTTAGCTCCTATCCTGACACGTTCCTGATTGATAAAGATGATTGATATGTTTGTACGCTTTATCAAAGTGTTGAGCTTCCTCAACCAACTTGAAAAAAGGTTTGCTTGTAAACCAAAGTTGCGCTTTCCAGTTTTCTCTTCAAGTTCAGACAGCGGAACCATTGCTGGTGCAGAGTCTATAAGCCAAAGCATCATCTTATCTTTATATCGTTTGTCCTTAGATGCACGCTTTTTGAATTTTATAACTGTTTCATTGAGACTGTCTGCACCCTCTTCGAGCGTAAGTGGAGCATCATAAAGACAAGTGCTTAAATCTAAGCCGAGAGCTTTTGGCCACTTCTTATCTTTGAATGAACCTTCATAATCTTTGATGCCTACAACATGACCGCTTCGTTGAGCAGAAGCAAGGCACGCAACTCCAAGTGTAGTCTTGCCTCCCATGTTCGGTCCGTGAAACTCAACGATACAGCCGCCTGGCAGTCCACCAATATGTGAAGCTGACATTATCCTGCCCTTTGATTTTCCTCTTTAACTTGAGCTTCTTTTTCTTCTTATTGTTGCTCAAAACTTCTCTCCGCATTCGGCGCATCTCTTCGATGATGCTTTGACTTTCTCTCCGCAGTACTCACACTTTTTCATTTTCTCATCGTCATCGTCTTTGTCACTCGATTCTCCATCTTCATCTTCTGTCAATTCAAATTCAACTCCGCAGTACTTACACTTCTTGCTTGAAAGAGGAATCTCTTTGTTGCAAGCGGGACATGGCTCCATATCCTCGTCCTCTTCCTCCTCTTTCTTTTTCTTTATCTTGAGCTTCTTTTTCTTCTTTGAAGATTTCTCTTCATCCTCGTCCTCGTCCTTCGTCTCCTTCACTTTTTTTGTCTTGAACTTTTTCTTTTTCTTAGATGACTTTTCTTCCTCATCTTCGTCATCTTCTTTTTTCTTCTTGCTCTTTGACTTCTGTTCCTTGCTGCCCTCTTCATCTTCATGTTCCAGGAACGAAGGAGTAAAACCCTTGACATCAAGTCCATCTTCAATGATGTCCCAAATCTCACGCGGAGTATTTGCAGCTACAAGATTGTCAAGCTTAGGACCTGCTCCTTCAAGAAGCTCTTTAATTTCTTCAGTCAATTCAGCATCATTGAAATACGCTTTGTACTTGTTTGCTGGAGATTCTTTTTCTTTGTACACAAGCTTGATAGCGTATGGATGTTGCAACGGGTCTCCTTCCTCGTCGCCGACGTCATCCATTCTGCTCTCCATGCAATTTGATACTGCACGTCCGAGTCCAGCAGAAGCAATGATAATGCCTACTCCACCTTCGACATTATCAGAATCAATGAAGCCGAAAAGAAATTCCTTATTCGGAATGAGAGACTGCCGCCAGTCATAATCTTTAAGGCCGAGGGCATCACCCTTCAGTATCTCTACTTTCTTTTTCTTCTTGCCAACTTCATATATTGTTTCGTCATCTTCAATATCAGAATTTTCTTTCAAGTGCTCTCGCAACTCACAGATTGGACATCTGTTTTCTATGCCAGGACAAACGAACGGCTGGCGTACGAGTTCCATTTCCTCTTCATCATTTTCTCTCATAAATGAAAGCCAATAAGTCTTACGCGGAAAGAAGCCTTTCAGATGAATGAATCCGACTATCTTCCCGTCATCTTTCCAACTTAAAATATCTCCGCTGCCGCCTTTTGTCTCGCCCATGAATTTCTTACTTCCAAGTCCTGCCATTGCCGTCTTACCTCCTAATGGTTTTTCTCAAGCTTCTTGAATTCTTTTTCCGCTTTCGTTACCGCCTCTTCAATAGTATCAGCATAAGTTTTAATTTCAAATGAAGTAACACCTTTTGAGTCCCGCTTGATTGTGCAGGACGATTGCGATTTCTGCATTAGAACTTCTGGCTCTTTTCCTTTACTCTTCGGAGCCATCTTTTCCTCCTCTACCAAGACGAATTTGACGTTGACTTTCAATTGCTCTTGCTTGAGATTGCAAGCTTGACATTCGCTTTTCCCAAGCATCTTTCAGTATCTCCATTCTCAATCGCACTATTTTTAATTGTCTTTTAGTCTCCTCCAGTTCTTTTACTTTCTCTTCGTGATGTTCATATACCCATGATTTCTTAAGTGATTCAGTAATCTGTGATGTAATTGTCTTTGCTTTCTTTTTCTTCTCAAGTGCTGTGTGAGCTTCAGATGTGTATTTAGACATTTCAATATCATAATGAATTTGAAACTTATCCATTTCATCTTTTGCAATTAAAAACAAATCGCAAGCAAGCACATAATCGTCAGATGCAGAATCAAGAGCTTGAATCAAACTTTCGTGACTCATTCTCTGCGTTTTCAATGATAACTTATTCTTCAATCTATCATACGCTTTACGAATTTTCAGGCTTTCAGTATCTTTGATAAATACTTTGTAGCCCTCAGTATTCCACTCTCTTGGTTTACGAAGAACTTTGCGCTTCATTATTCCTTCTTTCTTTTTGTGTTTCTCTTTATTCTTCTACCCAAGTCTACCGCACTCACCAATTGTGCTTTGCCGCTAATATCTGCAAGCTCATATACTTTTGAATCTTCCTCACCAGATTGTTTCTTGCGTTTCAATCTGAGCACAAGAACGTTTCCCTCTTTCAGCAACTTTTTATATTCTGGAATCTCATAGAACTCAGGCCATATAAGAACTCTTGCCTTATCTCTGTTATCTTCTATTGTGACAATTGCCATTTGCTCACCCTTAGATGGGCCGCACTTCGGCACTGTACGTCTTATGCTTGAGATATAACCTATCATTGTGCCACGCTTAGCGGAAGATGAATTAAGCTCAGAGACCTTGCGTATCTTGAGTGCTTTCTTAGATTGCTTCTTATTGTATTTCCAAATGAGATTGACTATGTCTTTTGATTCTAACGGATGTTCAGTAAAGAAAAATCTGAACATTTGAATCTGGAACTCAAGCAACTCTGCTTTGCTATATTCTCCTTCAACTATCTTGACTGATTCTTTGATTGCTTCTACTATCGTATCTCTTTCACATTTCTTTTTCTTTCTCTCGTTGTAAAGCTTCCATGCATGTACTAATTGTTTTTTGGTGATGCTCTTTCTTGTCTTTACTGAATCATCAAAGTAGCCAATTTTTATTAGCTTCTCAACTTTACTTTTGTTGAGTTTCTGCCACTGTATATTTTCATTGCAGACAAAATCCTCAAAGCAGGAATCATCCACAGTCTTGTCAAGCTCTGCCGCTGATTTGCCGATGCCAACTATGATGCGAGTACCAGCAACAATTGTGCTGTCATCTATAATTTTGAATTCACTTCCAGATACTCCAAACTTTGGAGGAAGAACTGTGATGCCAAGCTTTTTTGCTGCGGAGATATACTTCTTAATTTTTAACTTGATTGCACCACCTTTCAATTCTGTGATTTGATTCTCCGTGCGAGAAAGCAATCCACAAAAGAACTCAATAGGATAATGTACTTTAAGCCACATCATTTGGTATGAGAAGAACGCATAAGAAGTCGCGTGAGATTTGTTGAAGATATACGCATAACACTTGCGCATCATTTCAGTTAATTCATCTGCTTGCTTTTCTGTAAAGTTAGAAAGCCTTATCAATTCCTCTCTCAATCGCTTTACCATTGCAAGCACATCTACATTGTTGACATCATATGCTTGCTTGAGAAGTTTCATCTTGCGTAGAACTTCTCCTTTTCCAAAGCCAGCCAGCTCTTGCATGATAAACATTAGCTGCTCTTGATAAACAAAACACCCATACGTATCCTCAAGATATTTCTTGAGCTTTGGATGTACATATTCAATCTTCTCTTTTCCAGCCTTGCGCTTTATAAAGCGTTCTGATTCTCCTGATTGCAAACTACCTGGTCTATACAAAGCCATAAGAGCACAGATGTCACTGAAATTGCTTGGCTTCAATCTTCTGATAAAATTGTTTATGCTATCTGACTCTACTTGAAATACACCTTCCGTAAAACACTCAGCATAAAAACGATATACCTCAGAATCATCTAACTCAACTTTCCATATATGCTCAAACAAATCTAAGTCATGCCTCTCTTTTATCAAGAGAAGTGTTGCTTTAATTGTAGAGACTGAATTGACTCCAAGATTATCAATCTTTATCAATCCTATTTTCTCAAGCGTTCCCCATTCTCCTCTTCGTATTTCTGAACTCTGAGGAAAACCAGTTACAATTTTTCCTTTATGCTGAATCACTGGAATGTATTCCCATATCGGCTTAGGAGAGACGACAATTCCTCCGGCGTGCAAACCTACATGACGCACATTATCAACCAGCCGCTTTGCAAGCGGTACGCCCAGTTCCATTTGTCTATCAACTAAATCTATCACTTCATTTTTCGGACAATATTTTCTCAGCCATTCAATAGCATCATCAACATGCTTTGCATATCGAATGTCTTTTTCATCAGAACGAATCCATTTTGACATCTCGAAGATAGGACTTCCATCTTCTCCAAGCGTTTTGAATACTTCACTGAGAGCAGACTTTGTTCCCCAATAACTGAACGTTGCAACATGAGCTACTTTTTCTTTTCCATACTTCTCGACAAGATAATCTTCAATCTCATTTCTGCGTTCTGATTCCCAGTCTAAATCTATATCTGGTGGGTCTTTTCTTTCTACGTCAAGAAATCTCTCGAAGAGCAAGCCATGTTTGATGGGGTCCACTCCGCTTATATCAAGAACAAAAGACACAAGCGAACCAGAAGCACTGCCTCTGCCTATGCCCTTTTGTATTCCACGCCTTACAGCAACGCGAACCATATCCCAAATCATTAAGAAATAATTTGGATAACCGCATTTAAGTATCTGCTCATATTCATACCATGTTCTTTTTCTATAAGCTTCCTCTTGTCCTTTTGGAATCATACCTTGTTTGATTTTCTTCAAGAAGCCGCGTTGAATTTGAAGCTTCAAAAACTTGGCTTGGTCTACCGCTTTGCCACGATGCTCATAAACAGGTGCGTGCAATCCTAATTCAAACTCAAAATGAATTCTACCTGCAAGCTCATTAGTTGTTTCTAAAAGTGACCGAACTCGTTGTTTGGTTACTTTGAATCCCAGTTCCTCAGGTTCGTCGAGAGCCACTTGAAACGGCTTAATAAAAAGTCTACGTATATCAAAAATCGCCTCCTGCCAATTGGCATCATATACAGTCATCTTTCTTCTATTGAGTTTTATAATATCTTGCAGATACACATCATTCGGATACGTGTAATGAGAATCAAGTCCATACAAAGATTTGAGACCAAAGCGTTTGGTAATAAATTCAAGCCAGTCTACAATCTTTTTTTGAATATCCAATTCGTTGAATTGAAATTCTATGTACAGCCTATCTCCAAAAACTTCTTTCAACTTTTTCAAGTTGTTTAGAGCTTGCTTTTTATTATCATCGAGAAACGGCTTGATGATTGGCGAGGCCATGCAAGCAGTAGTGCAAATGAGTCCTTCCGAATGCTCAGCTATAAAATCCAAATCTGTTCTTGGCCTGAAGTAGAATCCATTAGTAACTGCGTCATAAGTTATCTTGAGTAGATTCTTCCATCCTTCCATGTTCATTGCAAACAAACACAAGTGTTGGTTGTTTGCATCTTTATCTTTTTTTAATCTTCTTGGATTGACATAGAACTCACAGCCTACAATTGGTTTAACTCCACTACTTTTGCAATGCTCGACAAAAGAAAACGTACCGCTCATTGTTCCATGGTCAGATAAAGAGACAGCTTTCATTCCAAGCTTCTTGGCAACTTCTGGAATCTCCATGATTGTGCTGACTGAATCAAAAAGAGAATACGAAGAATGAACATGAATGGGTGTATACAGATGTTTATCCTCTTCATATTCCGGAATGGTCATGTCTAACTTTTTAGGAAATCTTTTCACTCTAACTCTTTCTCTACTTTTAATAATAGCTCGGCATAACGTTCCTCAGTTATTCCACCATAGCTATAACAATAATTCGGATGAAAGCAATTGATGACGATTACCTCTACGCCAAATAAAAATCCTCTGTTGTCATCTGTCATTTGCATCGTTCTTTCGAGAGCACGTCTTGCAACATTGCCCAAAGGGACAATGGCTCTGGGAGATAGCATATTGAATTCCTTGTGAAACCATACTGAGCAATTTTTTATTTCTGTGTGTTTTGGTTTTCTATTATCAGGAGTGCTGCACTTGAGTAGATTTGTTAGATAGCTTCTCTCATATAGTCCTAAGCTCTTGAGCAATCTTCTAAATCTTCCACCTACTAAATACTCAAATGTTCTTAGAGGAATTTTGTTGCCATGCTTATCTTGCTTGAGCGGCCGTCTATTCTGAGAAGGAGCTAAGCCTATGAAAAAAATATCAGGGTCATAGCAATTGCCATTACCCATAGATTTGGATTGTATATTCTCTTCGTTTCTATGTATGCTGCACTCTGAACATTCTTGAATAGAACGCTCCAAATGAAATCGGTGTTTCCTAATCAGCATTCTTTCTGAAATTTGAGGCACATTACATCCTATCAAATATAAATAGCTTCTCTGTTTTTTCTGCACCAATCAAAGCCAAGATTATAGTAGAAGTATTTGAACTTACATGTCTGCTTGCATAAAGGATGAATGTCTTTGAAGTCAGTAAATTTATCGAGCAGATTTCTACGTTCACGCCAAAGCTCAAGGAAATATTCACCGGCACTTGCGCCTTGTATAAACGTACCCATTTTCAATCTCTCTGCTCTTTCTTCATCTCCGTGCGCATCTTGAGCAAGATTGCAGCAAGGCCATACCCTGAGTCTTGTATCAATGAATGCTTCCATGCGCGGAATTATGCAAGGCAGATTGTGAGTAGAATTCCAAAGACTGAAATCGCTTTGAAGGACATCGAAATTGTTTGTTGGTATGGCTTCACCAAACTTCTTGCTCAACTGATAGCCAAGCATTTGTATTGCTTCAGGAGTTAAGCTGAGCCTTGGATTATAATTGACTGGCTGAACTATCCATCTCTTGATGCCCAAGTTAACGAAGTATTCACCCATCTCTATAATCTCTGAAAAATTATCCTTCTGCAAAACAGTTGTCATGCCGATATCCTCTACCAATTTGTTAGCGAGGATATAAGACAAGTCATGCTTTACAGATGACAACGCGTTTACGCCTCTGATTTTTTTGAACGTTTCACTCTTGATTGCATCAAAAGAAACTCGTAGCCATTTGAGTCTCTTGAGCAAATCTTTGTCAAAGCTTTTTGGAATTATCAATGGCGTAACAGTCAGAGCAGCAATTGTAATTTCTTCATCTTTCAAAAATCTTTCCCAGCACTCCCAAGAAAAGACATCTCCTCCTGAAAGAAACATAGATTGAGTTCCATTGTTCTGACAAGCAAGCACAATTGAACTGAACGTTTTATAATCGAGCGAGTAAAACTTTTTCATCTTCCAGTGCGTACACATGTGACATTTGCAAGCGCACTTATCTGTCACCAAAAGTCTTACTGCAACTGGTGCCTTCAGCAAATCAAGATTGATTGCTTCAAACCAAGGAAAGATTTTCTCGAATTTCTTTTCAGTATAAGGTTTCATGTTTGCCTTTCTTGCTGGAGTCTTTTCTTGAAATAATCACTGACCATATCCTCAATTGTCAGCAAGCCATCAAGTTTGATTATCTTCTCTGGAAATCTTTTCTTGATTTCAAAATAAGCAGTTTCAAAACTTTCATGTGCCACCAACAAGTTTAGAAGTATATCTTCAGGCTCTTTAATTCCATCACTTGCTTCACGCTGCTTGATTCTCTTAATCAATTCTTCTGCTGGAACGTGAATATATGCAATGAGTATTTGAGTCCTTTCTATTAGCTCAAGATATTTACGCCAATAACAATCATCAGAAAATATAGATGCATAAACCATATTAGACATTAGATGCCTATCACGGATGAAATTAAAATGAAAAGAGATGGCAACAAACGAAAGCATTTGAATATATGCAAGTTCTTCTTTTCTATTGCCTCCAACAATCTGAAAGTTGTACTCGATTATTGGCAAGCCTGTTTTCTTTTCAAGCTCTTTTGCAAAGCTTGTCTTTCCACATCCGTCAGGTCCTTCTACTGAAATTATCATGGATTGAATCCTCTATCAGAGCCTTTTGATAATACGCTGTCCTTCAGAACTATATGCCTCAGCTATATCATACCTAAGATAATCTATTCAATGGCCTCAGACAGGGTCCTAGGACGCTTCTTGCCCTATTTGAGGCTCTGATTCTGATAGAGCTAATCCTGCTCAGATTCTAAATGTCTGTAAGCCGGATTCTCTACCTGTCTGATTTCTTCTGAAGTCATAGGGTGAATGAATGCCTCCGGGTCAGGAGCTTCTTTGCTGCTCCATGGATACTTGCCGCAAGGATAATAAACAGAACCTCCAAAGATTGTTCCATTCTTCTTGAAGTGACATCTCTTTGCTCTATCGCAATTGCTCATTAGATGACGACCAAGAAACGGATAGACCTTTGTCACTTCCTCTTTAATCAATTCTGCTACTCGCTGAATCTGCATCGTCTCATTTGAGCAGAGACGCCGGCCGACAAAGTTCTGAAGCATCATGTAATTACAACTCATCATTACGTACGTATCCACGTCCTGCGGCATCATGTGCCTCATGTCCTGCATGGAATATCCATGGACGTCAATGCCTTCTGCGTAGAGTGCCTTGCCAACTCTATGCCATTCCTTCACTCGCATCCTGAAATCTACTTCGTCCTCTGTGTTTGCTCCTATCATTCGATGTGGCAGGAGAAAATCTACATGACGTATGTCATTGTCTCCCGTACAGTGTTGAGAATACACAACACCAATTCTGTTTCTGACTATCTGGTGAGTGATGATTCTATCAATGCCCCATATTACGAAAGTAAACTTCGGAATTTCAAGAGCTAACGGCATTGCTTCACGATTCAAGCAAGCTTCAATAACCTTTTCAATATCTTCCTCTGAAGGAGTGAACTGCTTTCTCTTGTTGGCTTCGTTTCCATACGAGCCCATGATGAACCAGAACATGTCCTCGTATACACTTGGAGAATAATTAAGCAAAGCAACTCTAACAGAATCCGAAGAATCTTTGAAATCTGTTTTCGGCTTCTCTCCTTTATGAAATGCATTCAACATTTTCTTGCCATGGAACTCTGTGATTGACTCAAACTCATTTCCCATTCTTCTCTTCCTCCTGAAAACGTTTCTCAACAAAGTCGCTCTTATCGTGGAACGCCTTGAATATCTCCGCATTGTCAAAGCCCCAAATATCTGCAATACCTAATAAAAACTTCAAAGAATCAATCCACTCATTTAATATCTTGCTCTTTTCAATCTCCTTTCCAGGCCGATGCAACTTCCAGTTTGTTTCGTCCAAGAGTTCGGTCAACTCTGCCTGCACATACAGAATCCACTTCTCAGTCAATCGCTGTCTATCTTCAAAGCTCAGCGAATTGAAGTCCATAAAGTTCTTATTGAATCTTGATTGCCTGCTCCTCATATCAGCAAGCATGAACTTAGAGAATCGAGAGACACGCACAATGTCCTGGACCTTAACTTTATAATCCCATTGCGCATGCCTTCCAAGAAACATAATATTGCGTGGAGGAATGTTACCCTTGTGCGTAACGAACTGCCCTATCTTCTCGACTCGATATTCTAAATCAGATTCATCTACTTCAAGATATATTGCAATCTCTTCCTTTGAAATCTCTCCTGCAAACTGAAAAGCGTAACAGCCTTGAGAGCTGTGCGAGAATCTATGAAATCTTGAGTTATCAAGATAATAGATATACGCTGGAATCATTCCGTTCATTTCATCAAAGAGTGAAATCAAATTTTTATGAGGAGCTTTCATAGAAACTGTAGTAGTTGGACTGAAAGCAAATTCTCCTGGAACACAAACTTCTCTGCACTCTCGTCCTTTCCACATCAACCAAAATAGAAATGCTGGGATAGTAGAGACAAGCGTTTTATATTTCATTATTCTTGAAGGACTCTTCATATCATAAAGAGTAATTGAATCATCTCGAATTTCTGAAATTGTAGCTATCATATAATTCTTTCGGCTCTCAACTTCGTGCAGCAACTTTTCCATGAGCACATCAAAGTCAACTTTGAGAGCAGGAATATAATTCGTCTCGTCAGTAGACAAAGCCAAATCTGCAAAGTCAATTTTGTGTGCAAGCTGCCCCATCTTTTTTTGAATGTATTCACGACGCAAAACGTCAGGAGCCACTTCATAAATTTTACCATTGAAGAAATATCTAATCTCTGCCTTGTACGGCTTGACTTCAATATCTAAATCTTTTAAGAGCTTTCGAGTTTCTGGAGTATCCCATAAAGTCATTACTCCAAATTTACCCTCTTGTTTGAGCAAGCCTCCAAGAGAATCTGTAATCAAATAAAACTCAGGATTGTAATAGCAAAAAATGAGGCCTGATATGCCTCCACCGATAACCAGATTGTCCTTCATCAACTGCTCCTACTGCTTAATTGAATTCTCTTTATATCTATCTATCCGAGTAGCATTGACTAAACATAAAAAAAGGAAGCTCCGCAGAGCTTCCCCGAGAGAATAGAGAGATGGTTGTTACTTCTTTTTCTTCTTGCTGCTCTTGACTTTCTTCTTGAGCACTTTCTTTGCGGGCTTCTTGGCCGCTTTCTTCGCAGGCTTCTTGACTTTCTTCGCTGCCTTCTCTTTCTTTGTCGGCTTCTCTTTCTTGTTCTTCGCCAGATATGCTCTCGCACACTTGGTCATTTCCTTGACCGCTGCAAGAGCTTCGTCAAGATTGGTTGTCTTGAGAGTGCCGAACATGCCAGCCATGTGCTTGCGTGCTCTTTCTTCGTCAGAGAAAGTCTTGACTTCTCCGTGCTTCATCTTCATTGAGAAACCAGGAGCACCGATTTCCATCGAGTAAGCTCTGGTAGCTTTTGAGATGTGGAAAACGCGGAGGCCGTCGATGAAGTAAGAAGTAAAGTTGCCTCTTACCCTGACTTCGTAGCCCTCTTTCTCGACGTAAGAAGAAATGTGCTCGACGCAGTCTTTGAAGTTCAAGCCACCTGCCTTGGGTCCCTTCTTTTCTTTCTTCGCCTTCTCTTTCTTGGCCGGCTTCTCTTTCTTTGCGGGCTTGTCTTTCTTCCCTTTACCTTTTGACTTTGCTTTCTTTTTGCTTTCTTTCTTCTCTTCCTTCTCAGGCTGAGGCTCCTCTTTCTCCTCTTCCTCAAATACCGAACCGCAGAACGGACAGCTATTCAAGTCAGGAATTTCTGCACTGCAAGACGGGCAGAGGCATTCGTTTTCAATGCCGTCCTCTTCCCACTTCTCGCGTATCTTCAGTTCCAGCGATTTCTCCGTCTCCTTCTTGCTGACCTTGATTCCGTTGTCCTTTGCGAACGACTTCATCGCCTCTAACTTCATTCCTTACCTCCTTGCTCTTCCGAGCATTTCCAAATTGTTGAAGCACATTACTTCGACTCTCATTAGCTTTCTATCCAAACTCAAGCAGTATGCCTCATATTTTTTGAAAAGTTTTGACTAGTTAAGTATTGCCTGAACTTTACAATCGTCTGTCTGACAAAACTCATATTGATTCCATGCGGTTCAAGCATGGTAATAATATCTGATACTTGATACCTCTCACAGAGCATTCTGACAATAGCTCTTTCAACTGATGTAAATTCCCGCAACATGACATCAATCGCATCACTCAACTCAATGCCATCAAACTCCTGATACAATTTTGCCGGTTCGGATTCAAGCAATCCAACACCACCTTCAGGAAGTCTTTTCTGAGCTATTTCCTTTTTAATTGTCAACTGAAATGCAGAAAGAACTCTGAGCTTGATATATGAATCAAGACTGTAGACTGGCTTGAGTATTCTTCTACGATTGTGCGAGTGCTTCTTATACGCACTAAACGAAATGAACTTCTTTCTACACAGCGGACATTGAGGTTTGTATTTTGTGATGCATTTCCAGATGACCGAATGTGCGATTGACTCAAAATCCTCCTTGTCATTCAATCTTGAAATTGTACCAAACCTGAAGGCATGAAAACTAACGTAAGATTTTAATCTCTCCATTCCCTCCTCAAAGGTATACGAATAACGATTTGACAATAGCCGACTCCTTTCTATGAACAACCATCTCTCTCGTGATGTGTCGCTGCTCATTCTATTCTTTGGCTTCGCTCTCTTCAATGTCTTTTCTCTTTGAGAAAATTCTTTTGTTAGATACATTCTAAACGTCCAAAGAATCAAGAGCTTCTTCATTCCAGCCAAGAGCTTTGGCAAATTTACGTGCTTTGTATCTTGCCTTCTCTTGTGGGGTCAGCTTGCTAACAAATTCCTCTTCAATTTTTCTTTCTTCTTTTCTACGCTCACGTCTCCTTCCTTCTTGCTTGAACTTGCGTTCTTGTTTTCGCTCTCGTCGTCTTTCTTTTTCTGCTCTTTTGTTCATTAGTATTTCACCAACGTAAGCTGAACAGCTCCGTCCTCAACATTGCGCTTGATTCTGTAACCAAGCTTACGTGCTTTCTTAGTCACTTTCTTCTCAGCATACATTTGTTTTAGCTTGCCTTCGTCAAGCTTGCTTGTGTATTGGTCGAACTCAGAAATAATCTGAGTGAAGCATCCGCTATTCGCGTTCCACTTCCAGCCCAAATCATTTGAAGAGCGTCCAACAAATTGACGCCTAACAATTACGTTTGCTTTCTGCTCTCGCTTGTCTCCTTGATAACCAAAAAGATTAGAGCCTTCACCTTCGTGAATCTCTACTTGATAACCCATCTCTTGCAGAGATTCAACGAGACAGTCTCTATCTCTGAACGCCGTATCTACTTCTGAATAATGAGACATCTATTCCCTCCCTGAAAGCCAGCATATAGAACCATTAGGTGCTTCGTTAGACGGCCTCCTACAGGGTATGAGGCGGTGTCTTGAATGCTTTTGAAGCTTCATTTATCTATATCCAGCTTTCATCCGCAAAATTCAGGATGGAAGGGCAGGTCCCCGATTGGCTGGGGACCCCCTTCTCTATTCTCTATTTTTTCAGTAGCCACTTCTGATACGAGTTCCTCGAACTCTGGTGACCACCAAGATTTAATTTTGCCGTCTGATTCAATGATGATTTCTATTTTAGTTTCCAAGGCTCTGCGTCTCCTTCTGAGTCTCAACTGGTCTCTTCATTTTTCTGTTGGAGATTTTACCGAGAGCTTCCTCAAACGGCTGAGTCGCTCTCAAGCACTCTCGGTTTTTGAAACCTTTGGCTTCAATCTTTGTCTCGCCTTTTGTTCCTATCGTGACGATGATTTCTTTTCTTATTCTCACAGCTCACTTCCTTTCTTAGAATTTTGTCAGAGAGAGTTTGACTGTTCCATCTTCTTGCTGCTTTTCTTTGATGGTCCAGCCGAATTTCTTCGCACGCCTTTTGACGACTGCCTTGGCATAGCTCTGTTTCAATCTATCTTGGAACGTTGACTTATCTCCAAGCCAATCAAGTCCATACCAATCGGAAATTTCTGAGTACATTCCATTGGCATTCTTCTTGAATCCGATATCAAATCCAGAACTGCGCGTCATGTTCTTTCCCTTCAGGACGATATCAGCTTTCTGCGTCCCTTGGTAGCCGCGCACGTTGCCACCTTTGACTACTTCATGTTCTGGATGCATCTCCTTAAGAGCATCAATCAATCCTTGCTCATTTGTGAATTCAGTTTCAACTGTTGACCAATGTGACATTTGTCACCTCTCTTTCTATTATCTTAATTGAGTGAGCTGTTACCGCGGCCTTTGATTTTGCGAATAACTTTTTTCTTCAAGAGCTTCTTTTCGGAACCAGAGCAAGAGACGTTAACCGTTCTGTCCTTAGCCCACTTGCGAATAGCATCAAGCTGAAGTGACATTGTTTTGCTTAGCGGTACCGTTCCTCTAATGACTCGAACAATATCCTTTGTCTCAAGCTCTCGATTTTCCGAGAAAGAATGGAACAGCCCAGACTTGACTGCTTCCTCAATTTCAGAGCCAGTGAAATTATCCGTCTGTCTGACAAGCTCGTTTAAGTCAAAGTTTTTCGGCTTGCGGTTGCGCTTGCTCAGATGAATATTGAATATCTCTTTTCTTTCTTCCTCTGTTGGAAGGTCGACGAAAAACATTTCATCGAATCTTCCTTTTCTGAGCAGCGGTGCAGGAAGAGCCTCAATATTATTCGCTGTAGCAATGACGAATACTTGAGACTTCTTATCTTGCATCCAGGACAGCCATGTGCCGAACACTCTATCCGTGACTCCTGAATCATGCTTGCCACCGCCTCCGGCTCCTGCAAGTCCTTTCTCGATTTCGTCTACAAAGAGAATGCAAGGGGCTACTGCTTCCGCAAGTTGAATCGCTGCTCTCATGTTTTCTTCTGACTGACCTACCAGCGAACCGAATACACGGCCAAGGTCGAGCTTGAGCAATGGCATACCCCAGGCATTGGCAACCGCACGCGCTAACAGCGTTTTGCCGCAGCCTGGTACGCCAAGAAGCAACGCACCTTTCGGCGGGTCTATTCCGTATTCTCTTGCTTCCTTTGTGAATGCAAGCTCTCTGAGTCTCAGCCATTCCTTGAGCACTGGAAAGCCGCCAACATCTTCCAATGTGAAATCAGACTCGAAGTACTCGAGTATTCCTGACTTCTTGATTGTTGCTGCTTTGGTTTTCATTAGCTCAGCAGGAGAGAATTCATTATGGTTGTACACTGAAAGAGCAAGAGCGTTTTCCGCTTCTATCGTAGTCAAACCAAGAACAGCTTCAAGAACTTTATCAAGCTGTCCATTATTTATTTCAACTTCGTTTTCTTCGCCAACTTCCTCAACAACTTTCGCAAGCTCTTCCTTGTTTGGCAAGTCAAACTCAACGAGCGTCACGTCTTTCTTCAACTCCTGAGGAAGCTTCATAATTGGCGAGAGAAAAATTAAGTTGTTTCCTTTCTCTTTGAAGCGAGAGCCAAGTTCACGAATGACTCTCTTTGCCATTGGGTCGTCCATGAACTCGTGGAAATCGCAAAGCACGATAACTGCCATCTCTTCAGTGAAGCTCTCGAAAAGATGACTCAGCAATTCTTCTGGGCTTTGCGTCTCTTCTATCTTTGTAAGCTCGTCGCCTTCTACAGCGCAAAGGCCGATGGTTGACGACCAAAGATAGAATTTCTTTTCGAGCTTTTCAGCAACGTCGCGAAGGACGATGCGTGCTCTGAGTTCTTCATAGCTCTGCACATATAGAATCGAGTAGCCAGCTGCTATGTGGCTGGTAATTTCTGTCTTAAATCCCATCTCTATTCTCCTTTCAATTCTTATTACTTTTTGCGACGGACGACTTTGCGCTTCCTGCTGAAAGCAGAAGCAAGAACAGCCGCGCCATTCTTCGATGCAATCTTGATTACTTTTCCGAGCGAACCGCGAAGAGCAGACTCAAGCTCCTCATTAGATTTGTATTCCTCTGCTGTATGCTCAAGATTTTTCTTAAGGTCCTGAAGAGAAACTTCAACCTCGCGGTCATTCATAAAGTTGAGCTTCGTGAATTTGTCGATGAACTCACGGAGCCTATCAAGTCTGTTATCAGTAACGCTTCCGTCTGTTATCTGCTTGCGTACTCTTTCTGCAAGCTCAACAGTTGAGCTTCTTAGCTGGCGAACAACTGACTCAAGAAAATCGCTGACTTGATTCTGCAAGCCATCATTATATTTCTGAATCAATGCTCTTTGCTTTGCTCTTTCAAGGTCCGCTTTCTTGAGCTTTCTTTTCAGCTTGACTTCTTTCTCTTTGAACTGCCGAGGCAAAGTCAGTTCATGAAACGACCAAGTGTATCTGAAGAAAATAGTTGGGTCCTTCGGATACCAGTTCTTGACTGCTTCCATGAAACGTTTCTCGAATGTTTCTACACTCGGGACCTTTGCTCCGAAAGATTTCAGACGCTTGTATATTTTCGGAACCTCTTCGCCCCAGGCCACAATCATCTTTCTCTTTATCATTGGATACTGCTCAGCAAAGCCTTGGACGACCTTGAGGAAATTCTCTTTGCAGTCATTCAATCTCTCAAGCATTGCCGGAAGAGCATCGAGCGGGACAAATGAATTTGCACCTCTCTTGAATCTGAAAGAATATTCGTCAACAAGGGCGCGTCCCTTCTGCTCATACTTGCGAAAGCGGCCAATCCAATTCTTAGATATGAACCGCTTCCTACCGAGCGAGAATAAATCAAGATTGATGTCATCTTTCGGGATGCCCAAATCTTCTGCTCTCAATTTCGCCTGTCCTGACCACCAGGAAATATCCAAGTCAATGATGACGCCTCTTTCAAAAAGCTCATTGACTTCATCAATCAATGCTGCATTCAACTTAACCATTATTATTCCTCCTTGAGATTTTTCTTGCGGAGAATTTTGCGTCTCCGAACTGGCTTGAGGCCAGCTTTGATTCCTTCGGTACGAAGCTTCTTGACTTTGAGAAGTTTGTGTCCTGCTTTTCTCCTTCCTTCTGAAACAACATGAAGGGACTCAAATGTTTCCCCTTCATACTTGCACCACTGCTTATAGCACCAGTCCCTTGCACGCCACTTGACTTGAAAGAAACGTTCTTGCACAACTCTATTTCCTCGCGTATTAGTTTCTTTCCAGCGAGTTGCTTTGAAGCGCATCTTTCCATCTGGAGCTTGAACTCTTTGCTTTGAATATTCAAACTTCCAAGTTGCACGCTTGGTATAGCTGCGGCAGTACCAGTGCTTGCTTGTGTAGTGCCATGTAGCAATTCCATAACGCAATATGCAAACCTCCTTTCTAATCTATCTATCAAAGTATTTGGTCCAGACATTCTGAATCTCTTTTCTTATATCGTCGTGTGCGCGAGTATCTGGCGTACAGTCTGCGCGTTTGTGTTCTTCAATATGATTGCTGCCATATCCTCCTTCGTTTCGTTGTGGCGTCTCTTGCCTGTTGCTCTGAGCATAACCGAACGAAGCTTATTCCGCTTGAGTGAAAGAAGCTCCCTCTTTATTAGTCCGCTCTTCATTTCTGCAAAAGTCGTGAACAACATTCCTGCACCTCCTTAATTCAAACGACCGCAAGCTGGTACGATTTTATCCAGCTCGTCTCGAATCATAACAGCTCTGTGAAAACTTTCTTCTATGCTCTCCTCCTCTTTCTTTGAAAACAGCTTCTCGATTTTTGCCAGCATCAATTCTACGACGAAGTACCGAGATTTCATTTGCTCAGCATGAAGATAAAACTTTTCGTCATTGAGCTTGATGATTTCTTCCCGCGCTTCCTCAATTATCTCAAGGAATGTTGCGGCTCTTGCTTCATCAATTGTTTTGAACTTTCTCAAATTTTACCTCGCTTCCTTTTTGCTCTTGCCGTTTGTCTTTCTCATTCTCTCAACTTGAACTGCGATGTATGCGTTCAATGCTTTCTGCTTTCTTTCCGCTGCACTCATTTCTTACCTCCATTCAAATTAAGATTAGCAAGGAGAATGAAAACCATCCTTGCCGCAATATTCGCAAAGCTCCTCTTTGCCTTCGCCACAAGACTCAAGATATTTATCGAGGCAGTCTTGACATACAAGTGTATCGCAAAGTGTGCAATAGCTTCCATTCATTCCATCACTAAAATCTCTCTTGTCTTTTGCAGTGAACTTGTGTCCACAAGTTCTGCAAGTCCACTTATCTCTTTTCGCTTTCTTCTCAGCCATATCAAACCTCCTTAAAAAATTAAGCGGCCGCTACGTTTTCGTTTTCATCTTCGATGCTGAACTCCCCTTCAGGACCGAAGATGCTCCAGACATTTTCATACACTTGTGCAGCATCGTCCTTCTCAATGCCAAAAAGCTTAACGAGATAGCCAATCGTCGTGACTCTCGAATAAAAATAAAGATGTACCTTGAACCATTCAACTGCCTGCTGACACAACTCGCAGTACTCGTGGTATCCCGGAGGCGTTGTATAGCAATCTGTAAATTCTGGTCTCAACATTCGAGCACCTCCTCAAAATTAAAACTCGGAAATATCTGCGTAATTTCCATCACCAGCATTTCTGTAACACTTGCCCCAAGCTTTCTCGACTGTAGGCAGATTTATTTTAAGCGCATTCGGCGATGCCAGCACTACTGCTTTCCGAACAATCTTCTTTGTATCAAAGCCTGCAAAGGCATAAATTCTCAGCATATCCTGTGCCGGCCTTGACCATACGTCATTAGAAAGTTTGAGCGCTCTTGATAGCTTGGCTCGTTCTTCAAATTCTTTACATCTCATTTGAGCACCTCTTTTATCTATTCAGCCCAATCAAAGTCTGCACCCAAGCGAGTGTAAACTTCTGTGCAAATGAACACACCATCTTCGTAGCGGTCCCAACATACCTTAGCATCGTTCGGATGCTTTCCGTCTCGCTGGAGTTGAGCAGTTTTATTTCGCATCCATTTCTTTGCATTTGAGGAAGCGTGTTTGCCGTGGAATCTTCTGCGATACATTCTGTCCGCTTGAACCCACGCATGAAATCTTCGCTCGACTCTTTTTTCTTTTTTCTCTGCTTTGCAAACAAACGTTCCCAAAAATGAATCTTTTTCAAATCTTTCACGAGCAAGACTGTATGCTCTTTCAAGTCTTGCCTGTGCTTTGTCATAAGCTTTTCGTTTCTCACTATCAGAAGCATTCTTGAAAAGAATTTTGCCGCAAGCTTTTTCGTATGATGCTCTTGCTCTCTTGACGCTTGCTTGATATTTCGCTTGTGCTCTCGCTTCCATTGCTGTTCTCTCCATGATTCACCTCCAGATAATAATAGATGGGTTATGCAAGCTGTGCAAGCTGATTGATTGCAACTGCCAGCTGGCCGGTCTTGATTGCCCGCATCATTGTTTCAACATTAGCTTGAACGGTACCACCGCGAAGAGTGGTCGTACTCTTTCTATCTCGAATGAGAATTGTACTCACGTCCGTCACGTATGGACACTCGGCTTTCAGAAAAATCAAACGCTGACGAATGTCGCGGAGAGATTCAGCATAAAAACTTCTGAGCACAAACTTGCTCTGAAGAAAATCATCTTCCGTCGCCCAAATCTTGCAATAAAAATGCTTCTCACTTCTGGCCACAGTACACCTCCTCAAAATAGATTGATACGACTTCAAAACTCCTGACTCCATATAAATAGATGCAGTAGCGTCCTCCTTCAAAAAATGTGTCCGTCGAGAATCAGCACTCCGATAATCAGAACCACCCAAGTCAACACAAAGACCAGCTTCATTTCTGACCTCCTTCTGTTCCAAGTTTTGCGCTTGCTTTCTCATTCCAAGTGAATGATACATCAATAAGATGCGGCCGTCAACTTGAACTTTTATTTTTTCAAGTGAAGTGCAGCACAAGCGTATCACTTACTTATCCTAAGTTCTTATAATACTTGAACTTAAAAAACTTCATTTATTTTCAAGATTGTTTCAAGTCAAAATCAGCAAAAAAAGCTGAAAACCACGTTTGGCTACCAGGAAGGGTGTTTTGAACTCGAAAACGATATGTCATTTTGGCATAGCCAAAGTGTCAGTTTTGTAGCGTTACTTTGAGCGACGGTGCATTTGAGTACATGTTACAAATATGAATGTGCTGATATAGTTTGAGTGCTGTTTACTTCTTAATTGAGTAGTCGACTTGAACAGATGTGCCGAATCGCTTTACTTCGTGCAACGTTCTCAAAACAAATTTCAATTGCCTCAAAGAAATTGAAGCTACGTCCTCACCATCATACATGTGTACTGATTTTACTCTTATCTCTTCAGGCAATCGCCGTCGTGTTTTCCTCACAAATTCTCTGCCACCCTTATCGCCGTCAGGAATAAATCTGACCTCTTCAAATTTTCTGAACAATTCCTCTTTCCATTCAGTCAACTTGTTTCCAAATGTGCATACCAGATTCTTTAGCTTCAGTCTTTTAGCTTTGAACAAATTGAAAGCAGACTCTACAACCCAGATGTATTTCAAATCAAAATCAATTTCATCATAAGGAAAAACCACACGCTCAACTTCTGCGCACCAAGCATTAAAATGTTTGCGCTTTTTATTCTCTGTCGAGATGTGTCGAGCAAAAAAATTGACGAGCTTGTCTTTCATGTATACTGGCAAGATGACTCGCTTTGCATAATGACCTTTGGCGCAAAAGCCCCATCCATATTTGATTATATCAGCTTCAATAACTCCACGGCTTTGCAAATAGCGAAGATAGGAATTGTGTACATTCAAATCTATCAGCCTGAATTCTTCTGGCAGCTTTATTTTTACGCGCCTGATAATTCGTTTCTTGCCTTCAATATGATATTGATTCTTTTTCTTGAACGGAACTTTTCCAGAATCAAACTCCATGATAAATTTCTTTGCTTCTGCAATAGTGATGCCTGCCACAATTGAGACAAGCTTCGGCAAGGTCCCAGAATAATCACAGCCAAAGCATGAAAACCAAGTGTACTTATCCGAGAGAGGATTAAAGTTTATCGTGCTTGAAGCAACGGACTCTTTGTGCTCAGGATTGATGCAGAGAAAGCGAAGCTCAGAACCTATCTCCTCAAAATCCAATTCAAGATGCCGTAGCACATCTCGTATATCTACTCTCTTGACTGCACGCTTGTATCTTATTTCATCGAGCATTAGAATTCCTTCACAATATACTTGCCATCAACAAAATCAATCTTAATTTTCTTTCCGACACAAGAAGCTATCAATGCTTGAAAGTTCCAATGTCCATTTCTAAGATGCGCACGCTGACTTGAATACACCCATAAATTTTCAGGGCTATTATCCTTTGGATTATGATTGATATGATGCACTGTTTCATAACGCTTCAGCTTACGCTCTAATTTCTTTTCAGCAACAGCAGTGTGTTCAAGAACTGCTCTGCCAAAAGAACGAATAGGCAACTTTGGTTCACAGCCATTCCTTTTAGCCTTTCTTAGTGCTCTCGTTCTTGCTCCAAAAACAGTGCCGCATGAAATAGAACAACAACGCTTCTCTGCATTGTGACCGTGCCTCTTTTCTTTCTTTGAAGTTCTAAATTTTTTGCCGCACACAGGACATTTCTTAACTACAATTGGAAGCATTCTTTTTCTTCCTGAATTCTTACCACTACATCTGTGAGAGCAAAACTTTCTTCGCTTATCATAACATTGAAATTCTTTGCCACAAAATTCACAAATCTTAGTATGCCACTTCTCTGTAGGCGTATTGTACCAATACTTCTTATCCATACTAAAGCCTATCTATCATTTTTTACACTTCCAAACTATTTTAATTTAGAACGAACTTAAATCTCGCCCATGCACATAATCTCTAACATATTCTCCAAACTCGCAGATGCTTCCATCAAACAAATATGGTAGTACTATATTTGAAACTCCACGCTTCTGCTTGAGAATAGATACCTCTGCCACATCTCTTGTAAGTTTTGGAGCGTAATATTTTTCTCTATGTAATCCGATAATCAAATCTCCGGCTTCCTCCCAAGTTCCAGAATCCTTAAGTCCTTCAAGAGTTGGCCGCATCTTCTTATCTTTTTCTCTGCCTCTTTTTATTTGATGCACAAGACACAAATGAGTTTCTGTCATTCGAGCTATACGTTTGACTTGATAAAGCTTCTTGGTAAATCCTTCTGGAGTTGGCTGAACGTCTGCTAATCTGCCAAACAAATCTATGAAGCAAATATCATAACGTCTATTCTTTAACTCCATTTCCAATCTATCAAGAGTCAATTCAGGGTCATCATGGAAAGAAAGATTTTCATTACTCAAAAGTTGTCGAACTTTGAGTTTGATACGCTTCTGTTCATTCTCACTTAGCCGTTCAGGAAACTTTACTAATTTGCTAAGGTTAATCCCAGTATGCAGAGCAACAAGCATATCAATTAGCATCATTGTTCCTTGCTCTATTTCACAAATGAGCATCTTCTTTTTTCTCATTAAGTGAGATACGACATTTATCATAAAAAGTGTCTTGCCCATTTGTGGCCTTCCGGATATTACAGAGATTGTGCCAGGACGAAAACCATCAGTGAGTTTTTCGTCAAGCTCTGGCAATCCAGTTCCAGTAAAAGCCGTGCTCATTCTATCGCTGAAATCCTCTAAGTATAGTCTACTTGTTTCTTCTCCAGTGTGAATTCTTTCAGCTTCTGTTTTCTTTAGTACTTCATCGTTGATTCGATTAGTCAGCTGAAGCAATTCTCTGCGTTCCACATCTTTACTTGTGAGAGCTTCAATCAATTGTTTTACTGGGCCACTGAACAGCAAGAACTTCAAGCGGTCCGTCTTTAGCTGCTTGATATGATAATCAACGTTTGCATTTTTCTCAAACGCCTGGAGAAGCTTCCGTAGATATTTGATGCCTCCAACATCTGACTCTCCAGCAACTTGTATAAATGAATCCTCATTAAAATCCAACTGCTCTTTTTCCATTTTGAGCAGCACTTTAAAAATATTCCGATGCCTTGTACCAATGAACTCTGAAGCTTCAACTTGAGTCAGGATTCTTTCTCTCATTTTTTTAGATTGTATAAGAGAAGCAAGAATCAACTGCTCATTGTGTATGTTGATTTCAAAGTCCTCAAATACATTTCGTTCTTTGCTCACTCTATCCCCTCTTAGATTCTCCTATAAGCTTAATCTCCTCGTTATTGCCTCTAAGTATATCGTGAATTGCTAATCCAAATAAATCGAATAGTTCCTTCAATGGACATTGAGAAGTTATAATTGTCGGCAGTCCGCTATGGTCTCGATAACGCACAATATAATCAAGAACCTCTTTATAAATATCTTGAGAGACTTTTGTAACGTCATCAATAACTAACACAATTGAATTAACTTTGCCTTGAAATTCATCCTTGCATCTGAAGTAGTCCATCAATATTTGTGCTGACGGCCAAAAGTAAACTATGAATTCTGGACTCAATCGTCCTGGAAAATTATCAGCGAACGCTTGAAAGAATTCATCGTTCTTTAGAAATGCAAAAGTATATTTGAGCATAGCTGTAGCCGCTGAAGTTTTGCCAGTTCCAACTGGACCGACAAACATCAATCCTTTACCCTGATTCAATCGCTCCCAAAATTCTCTAACGTAACAGCTCATTAGTTCCCAAGATTCATTCTTAATAAATCTGAGATAGTCCTCAAGATTGTACTTAATGAATTTTCTCGGCAGTCCTCTTTCTGCAAGATATAGAATATCATCCGGATGAAGTCCTTCTTGCAACCTATCAACAATCGCCGGCATTAAAACTTTTCTTCGCTCATGCCATGAATCTTTTGCCATCTTCTACCTCCATGTTTTTTCTGATGCCCACTTGTTATCCTTACTTCTCTTTCCTTTTTTGCTTTTATTCTTCACAAATAAATCATACACCCAATGAGTTTGCTTGTATGGATTGAGCAGTGTTCCAATTGATGGTGAATATCTTCCATCCATTTCATGTGTGAAATAATGAACAGACCATTTGAGATAGTCATACATCATTTTCTTGTTGCCATTGAACCAACGTTTAAGCATATCACGAATCATGTGTTTGACTTTACTGTAAGCTTGGTCATTCTGCAAAGAGATGTTTTCTAATTCAGTCTCCTCTTTATAAAGACAGATATAATAGCCAAGGAAATCTATAGAACGCCACTTTTCAATTTCTCTGCTTTTCCAAGAACAAAGCTTTGGATTCTCTGAAGGGTTGAATTTGAATTGCCCATAGAGTTCTGTTGAGTCTTTCCGAAGAGATTTGCGAGGCTTTCCAGAACGTTGCCTGATAAGAGACTTTAATTTAGACAAAGATTTTATTGAAGCAGATTTAGATTGCACATTTGTTTTTATCATAGAGTCTAAAGACTCTTTTTTCTTAACATCTACTTTCCTAACATCTACATCTACATCTAACTTAGATGTGTTTCTTTTTGTGCCATCTGGCCTATTGTATCTATATAGACTAAAATTAGCCGAACTATCTGTTTGACTACTTTTTTCTTTTAGACGTTTGACTTTAAGCTTTTTCTTCCTGAACTTAAAGAAACTATCAATCTCTAAAAGAGCCTCAATATCAAGTGCATCTACAATTATATTTTTGAGATATTTGAAATTAACCTTATAGACATCTTTGCCAGAAACTTTTCTTTGAAGTATATCTTTAAGCTTGAGAAAAGAAACGCTACGCATATAACTTATGCGTGTGAAATTTAACTTAATCCATTCATCTTTGTAGCTTAGATGAATTATACGCTGGTCACCAAAAACTACAATGATATAAGCGATAAGCCGCAGAGGAGCTACAGCATAGTTCCCAGTTTTATTTCTGTAGAGGATTTCCTCTATCGCTTTTATTCTTGATTTTTCTTTATCGCTTAACATAGACCTTTGTTTTCGGGAAGAGCTTTTGAATCTTCCTCAAGTGTGCTTGAAAGCCGTGCACTTTCTTATCCCAGAAATAATAAACCTTTGCAGACTTCTTTCCCTTAGCTATCCTCTTGATTCTTCCGGCTTGCTGCTTGAGCTTGCCTTCATTATTAGCTGAAGGATTTATGATGAATCCTCTATCGAGTTCTGGCAAGTCAAATCCTTCTTGGACAAGAGGAGAAACTACGATGCAAGAAATCTTACCGTTTTTGAGTTGCTCTGGTGCTTGCTCTCGCTCTTGCTCGAATTCTTTTTCTCCAACCATTAGCCCAGTTGAAATATTGCGCTTTTGCAAGAGTCTCCTAATATAAATGCAATGGGCTATGCGGTCAGCCATCACAAGACACTTATGTCCTTTGTTTACCTCTTTTTCAATGAACTCTAAAAGTAGTTGATTACGGAGTTCATCTACTTTCATTTCAGTAAGCAAAGCATGATAATTGTAATTTACAATTTCTTCTTCGTTAGTCATCTTGTTAGTATAAGTTTCAATATAAGAACAGCACTCAAAATCAGTTGGAACAACTATCATTTCAATTTCAAATATCTTTCCCTCTTCTTTCAAATCAGCATCTGTTATGGTGTGCAGAACATTTCCAAATGCAGCGTATACTAAAAATTCCTTTCGGTCCTTTCTTGCAAGAGTCGCTGTAGCTCCAATTCTATATCTTGCCGGCATCTTGGAAATGAGGTCCTGGAAAGTGGGCGCGGCAAAGTGATGTACTTCATCACACAGTATAGCTCCGAATTTGTTCTGCAATTTGCTTGCGTGCTTATACAGTGTTTTCTGAGAGCCAATAGTCAAATCACCAACGCCCCACTTTCCAGCACCAATTGTTTTTACTTCGACGTTCTCGAATCTTGCCTTGACTCTCTTTACCCATTGCTTCATTAGTTCAAGCTTATCAACAACCACCAACGTGCGCTGTCCAAGCTCAGCAAATATGCCTAGTAATATTTCTGTCTTGCCTGAACCGCACTCGCCTTGAATCAATCCTTGTTCTTGAATGATGGCGCTTTCAATTGCTTTCTCTTGTTCTGTCCAAAACTTGAATCCTTTTCTAAATTTGATGTCTTTACTAAGAGGAATAGTGATTCGTTCATCAACAAATTCAAGCTCCTTGCCAGGCAGCAAATTTTCCATTAACTCTCGATTTCCTCGAGGTAGACAGATTTTGTCGCCACGAATATCGAAAAGATTTATGTGCGCTTTGATGCCTTGAGTTGAATAACCTAATGCTCTGAGCTTATAATATTGAGGATTCTTCTTAGAAAAACTGTTACGAAGATTGAGCTGTTCGGCTTTCGAGAGCCGATTCAGTTTGATAATATACGAATCGCTCAAATGTACTATTAGCTTTGTCACAGATATAATCCTTCATACAATCATCATCTATCCGAGTAAGGTTGACTCTTTAGAGAAAGAGAGAAGGCCGAGGAATAAGAATCCATCGGCCCCTCTGGAGGTAAGAAATGTAGCCAGCAATTAGCCGACTGCCATTTCACCAAGTCTCTTATTGAATTTTATTCTTCCACTTCTCGATGTCTTTAACTTGAGCATCATAAACAGTATCAATGAATGAGCCAATATTGGCAATGGCTTTGACTTTTGAATTTTTGTCCCATTGCTTTTTGATTTCTTCTGCAATTTTCAATGCAGCTTCAACTTTCTCTTTTGTTTCTTCATCAACCTTGGCGCCTTGAATTGTCCTCATCACTGCAAGCAGAGCGGCCTTCCAGCCTTTTCTTTTCTTGACTTGGATGAAAGTAATAATTATACTCACAAGCGTAATTACAATTGCTATTGTCTCGACATTCAAACCAATATCCATTTCTTCCTCCTTACTTCTTGCGAGTACCTGGACAAGATTTACAATGTCCTTCTAAGTGATTATCTATACGCTTGTGCGTTATATTGATGGCTCCGCAGAGCTTATCAACTTTTTCTTTCAATCCGTTTATTGTTCCGCGCATCACTCCGAAAACAAACGCAGCAGTAAGCAATGGCGTTAGGATAATACCTATGAGGCTTATTACTATTGCTGTATCCATGAAGCACCTCCTATCCTCTTTGCTCTTATACGATAAACTGACACGTCTAAATCCTCTCTACGCTTTGCTGAATATTAACTCTGTAGGACGTCCTAGGACCTTGCCTAAGCCATTGTGTTGAGAAACACAATGATTCATACCAGATAGATGATTTGAGAGCCTCAGAGGCGCGTTTATGAATGACTTGTTTTGCTGCTTGTTCTTTCAATTTAAAGTACCTTTTTTCTTATTCTGAATTTGCAAGCCTTCTTGCCAAATCTTCTGGCAATGTTTTGAAAGCATCACTTATGATTTGCCTTCCAATCTTCTTGAGTCTCTTTCCTAAATCTGCTCTGTCAGTTTTTATTAGAGCATCCCAAGCTATCTTCAAATGTTTCAACGCAATTCTAAAGTTAGCTGCTTTTATTCCTTCTTGACAATTATCCTGCACGGTTTCTCCTAAGGAGCATCGTCTTTGTGAATTGCTTCTCTTATTGTAAACCAAAAGTCATCGCTCTTTTCAATATCATCAGGACCAAAGACTGCTCTCATTTCACCAAGCCATTTTTTTGCAAGCTGGTCAGTATCAGCTTCTAAAATAGTTGCTATTATTTTTCCAACGTCAGCTTGAGTTTTATCTAAGTCTGCATCGGCTTTGGTAATGATAGCATCTGCATCATCTTTACTTTTATTTTCCTTTACTAACAAATTGAAAGTGCCAGTAGAAACATCAATCGGACTTCCATTTTCATCAACGTAAAGAAATTCAAGCGGGCCTGCTTCCTTTTGCTTGAATATAGTTTCTTGTAGCTCAACTTCAGCAGTCATTGTTGTTCCTCCAAATCTATTAGTTTATAGGCACTTGAAACGTAAGCTGTTTCTTTGGCTTCTTTGGAATAGTTATTCTTTTACTCTCTCTCGCTATTGTTATTTGTTTATCAATCAACGGAACAATCAACTGTCTCTTTATAGTGACTGAAGGAGGACTAAGTTCTGAAATACTAAAACTTGTAAGAAAGGATTGAACTGTTCCGTCAGAAACATACTGAGCCTTGACATGTATATATCTGTGGTCGTCATACAATCCTGCTGCCGCATTAGCAGCAATCTGTGCTATCGGTTTGAAGATAATATCTTTCCAATCAACATCAATGAATAGTCCTGAATCTGAGACCCCAAGTTCAAAGAGGAGAGAGGAGCTTAACGGCCCAGATACGCAAGATGCTCCTGTAAGTTTCCACGTCTCTCCAACACCAGCATCAAACGCATGCTCTACTCCTTCAGAAGCGATGACATATATCCAAGGCAGGTCATCCCAAAAATAATTTGAATCGAAAAGCTCACACGATGCGTAGTCAATCTCAGTCCAGTTGTTTGCAGGGTATCCGCTTCCAGCAATAGCCAGAACCAACTGGCAGTCAGCACCAATGGCAGCGGAAGAAGTAGCTAACAACACCCAGCCGGCGCCAACATCATACCAGAACTCAAATATATCCGCGACTCGTACAATCTTGAACTTTCCGTTTCTTGGAGCAGTGGGGAAGAAGTTGATACGCGCTATTTCGCTTAGCACCCCAGCAACACATTTGTTACACACTATCAAATGTAGACTGGCCCAGTAAGGATTGGCATACCTCCGCAACCACACATAATTGTTGATGTCTTTGAATATGAACATGCTCGCGTCATGGTCAGCATTTCCCCACGCAAAGTTATTCCAATCAATCACGCATGTCAAGTCATTGAAAACAGCAGGAGAATAAATAGCTCTGCCTACCATCGCCGCAGAATAAGTTTCACAATGAAGGTCGCCCCCAATCTCTATGATATTTGTTCCTGCTGGGTTAGTCCAATATGGATGAGTTCCTATCGCCCAATGGCCGTCAAGAGCAACCCCAAAGAAGTCCTGCCAAAGCTGAAGCGCTCCCCCAACAACTTTCTTGTTGTTGTCAATGTCAGCCGGAGTCTCGTTGAACTTATCTGCAATATACTCTATCATCGAAACTTCCTATTCATTTATTCCGTCTGAAGCAACTTCCATCTCAAAAAGTTTTGCCTGAACTGTCCGCCCATCGTTGATGTCAATATCAAATGCTTCTTTGAGTCTCTCCGAAATACCATCACCGATTGTGTCACCAATCAAGTTGATATTTTCTGTTTCGTCCAGCTCCACTTCATCAACCTTGAATGTTGCTGTGACTTTGAAAGTTATCTTCATTATCCTACTCCTGCTGAAGTCCTTATGCAAGAAGGGAAGCTATGACTGACAGGAGTCCCCATGTAAATTCCTGCCGGGAAAGAACCAACAAACAATCCTTTCATCTTAGCACCAACAGGAGTTGTTTCACCAGCGCCCCAAAAGAGAAAATTTGTTGGGGTTGCTGTACAAAGTTTCAAGGCTCCTTCTACTCCTCTGCCTCTGAGTGCGAGTGAACTTCTTAAAACCCAGTCAGCAGGATTAGCTCCATTGTCTTGGTCATAGTATGCTTCAGACCAAGCAACATCTGTCTTGCCACCTGCGAATGGTTCGCCATCAGGATAGTTTGCCATTATGCTGTCCTCAACGCAAGACATTTCAAAAGTTGTGACTGACAAGCTACATTGGTAGGAGTGTAGACGGTGAATGTCTTTCCATCATATTGAATAGTATCCCCGTCAATCAAATCAGCACCAGGCCCGTAAATGTCGTCCAGCGCAAATAATTCAACCCCGTCATTTGCAGAACAGTATATCGGAAAGAGCAATGTCTTTGTACTCGGAGCAGTCACAATCGAGAAATGTGAAATATAACCATACGTTGTTCCGAGAGCACATGGCTGCATTAACACCGGGAAATAGCCTCGTGGCTTAGCATCATCAAGCTCTCTCCAAATCGCAGCCGTGTAAACTGGCACTGCTATGTACGAAGTACCACCAACCAGCGAATTTGTTGCAGCCCCAATGTAACCATTCTTTCTGAACGCATAGATAATTGGATAGTATGGAGAAGAAGAACTCGTCAATCTTAACGTAATGTAGTCCGAATCTCTTGCTGCAATCAGAAGAGCATACATGTTTGAAGATGACGAAGAGCAAAATTTAATTTGTATACAAGCATAACTCGTTGGTGTATGTGCAACTGCGTCCCATGTTTTGCTGAAACGCAATTCGTCAATGCTACTGCTTCCTGTTATTACATATTGTAAAACCCAGTTTCCGTCTGGACTTTCTACGCCAGTGTAGCCCACTTCACATCTTGTCCAACCAGCGTTAGCAATCAACCATGCCGCTATTGCTTCACCAAAACTATTCCTTGCAGTAGCTCCAATAGAACCGGCGACAAATCCCATTTGAATCTCCTCTAAGTTGGCTCACAAATGAGCATCAATGTTACTTTCTTAATCAAGTCGCTGGAAACAATATTAAATTTCAAGATGTCTCCGATTGCTAAGGCAGTGTCATCCCAATCTTCCAGGTCATCATCAAAGTCCTTATCTGCCGCAGCAATCTCTGGTTCATGCCCACCACAAATAGAGTCCTCATCACTTGGCGGATAATCGGCATAGACGCACTTCCAAATGTCTATCTTAATATCTCCTGGAGCATCTGCGAGAATGACCCAAGCCGAGATAGTACCTGCAAAACCGACAAAAATGAAATCTTGAAAACCCGGAAGAAGTGGGGCTTCCCCGCCATCTACTTTGAACGTCACAAAACGTGTTGGGCTACCGCCACCGCCAATGTCGCTCAAGAAAGCAATTGTCTGTACTATCGCACCATCGTGAAATTTCTTTCTGGCTCCATTCCGAACTTCTTCACCAGCAATTGTAGGGTCTGCTCCTATATCTGCAAAATGTAGCACATCTAAGTTTCGTGATTCTATCGTCATGCTACTTCTCCGTAACAGTAATTCCTATAGCATTAAGAATTGCTTTTGTTGCCTGCTCGACTGCCTCAAATCCTATTTCAGATTTACTATCTTTCATTACAAAGAATGGCGTCATGTCGCTTCTGTTTCTGTAATATACTTCAACAGTTACATCCTTCTCAGGTTCCAGTATCCGAATAGTAACTGCCTCAATCTGCCGCGTCTCTGTTACCTGTGTTTCCAATTTCATGCCCATAGTTTTTCTCCTATTCTATTTCAATCATATCCATCACAAACTTGCTCTTGTCGTTGAATGCCGCCGTCTGCCCGTAGAACTTACCATGAAAGATTTTCAGACTGTCAACTGGAGTTGAAACCAAGTTTATTGCATGACGAGCGTTGGCTCCGTTGTTAGCGTGTGAAGATAGCTGAGTACAATCACGCCACTCTACCCGTCCAACATTCACTGCATCAATGTAGTATGCGTCTCTTTGATTTGCCTGATACGTGGCTGGGCCAAACATGCACTCTTCAAAACTGAAGTCTTTGTTATACTTGCTCACACTACCATTGCCAGAAATCTTTACTCCATGCCCGTTGACAGTGCCGCGAACTCGTTTCAAATGACAATTGTATGCATTATCAAAAACAATAGCATGTCCATTTACGCCATTATTATATCTGCCAATTTGACAATCTCGTATATCCCAACCAGAAGCATTTTGTTCAACTCTTAACGTCTCAGGCCCGTTGTATCCTCCATACAGACCACATTGATGCAGATAGACAGCACCGCTATTGTATCCATGCATTACAATACCTTTATGTGGATGTTCATACATAAAAGTTAAACCACAAAAAGATATACTGCCTCGGGTGAGAAGTCTGACTACATATGTGTCTGTTGTTTGGAGAAGTTGAGTAGGTGGTAAACTATACTGACCAAGATAATATCCAAGCCCCATTACTGTGACTTTTGGAACGGCTTGTACTGGGGTTAAAATAGTAGCAGAGTAGTGCTGGCCAGGCGGCACAACCACCAATCCACAGCCATATCCTTCATATACAGAAGTGATAGCATTGATAATCTTTGCTACCATATCTACGCCATCATATTTGTCAGAAAAAACTACTGCCTTGCCTTCTTCTCCACCCAAACCTTTTACGTGCGAAAAATATCCAGAAGTACAATCTGGACATCCATAAAACATTTTTATTTACCTCCAATATTATGGTGGAATAACTACGTCCATTAACTTTGGTATTATTTCTTCAATCAATAGACGACTTGCCAGAGTATCATCTACGTGCGTAGCATCTCTGCCAAAGATTTTCATTATAACCATGGCTCCTACCGAAAGCTCTGTGCTGGGTATAAACCCATAATCTAAATATCTCTCAGTCTGCTCAACAGAACCTGTCGGAACTGGAATCAGAAAATCCGCAGCTGTAATAATATCTGTTGACTTATCACCCAAATGATTTATAACTTTATATTCCAAATCTATATAAGCATTTTGGTCTACTGCAACATCACCTTCAGCGGAGTACTTGATTCTAAATCCTAAGCCGTATGCTGATTTGTTATCAAAAGGAAAGTCATAATCAAAAATTTGACAATGACCTGACATTCCTTCATTCTTTCCTACTGTTCCAAAATCAAAAGCTTGCATTGAAGAATTAGGAACATACACAAGAGGAGGAGGAGACCAATTAACTGTATCACTGGAAGGATATACTGTAAGTCTAAGCGTATTAGAATTAGCCTCGTACATCAATGTGTCGAGGACGGTTCGTAAATTTTCTGGAATAAGTTCTGGCCAACCCATTCTGTTTCACTCTACTTATTTGTAAGGAACTCCAACATAAACTTGATACGTGACGCCAAGGCCAGCTCCATCCACATAAACTACTGAACCAGTTATTTCATCGAAGCCGCGAATATCTACAAGCTTAGTTCCAAGAACTTTAGCGAGGCCAGCAGCAACAACTACGAGCGTATCAATCACAACTTCCTCGCCGTAAAGCTTGCCTTTAATCGTGATTGTAAAATTGCCTACGCATCCAACAAGATTTCCTTTTATCTCTCCGACGACACGCATGAATTCGCCTTCAGGAAATACCATTGGATTCTGATTCGGCTCCGCTGCGGCTCCGTGCAGTATGAGCGGCTTTTCATTCCACCATTTTTGCTTGCCGTATAAGCCTTTCTCTTGTCCCATTTTTTTCTCCTTTGAAAAGTTAAGCCATCTGTTCTATGATAAATGACGAGTTGCTTGCCCCGCCTTTAAGATTCACAATAACACCAGTATCATTGTAAACATAAACTTCAATAAAATCAGCCGCTGCAAGAAACGAAATTACTGCTGTTATTTGTAACGTCAAATCATCCGCATCAACTGCATGAAAATCCGCTGAATCATCTAATCCGATGTTTGTACGAGTAGCAATATAATAATGACCTCCAGCTATCGGGTTATCCAGAGTTACTCTTGCATGGACTTCAAATATTCCTGCTCTGGGTACGTTGAATCTATACAAAGCTGCATTGTAATATTTGTTTATCCAAGCATATGGGTCAGCTTCCCCAGTGTTGAATGGTGCAACAATTCCGGCATTAGCTCCGATTGCTATTGGAGCATTCATATACGTTGCAAATTGGATAAGTGATTTTCGATTTCCTTCTCCCTCACTTATATATCTCAACCCTACTCCATGATTATAAAGCTCGTGTATAAACAATCTGTGATAAAAATCATTAACAGTAAACTTGCAAAACTCATCAAGAATACCATAAAATGGAGTATCAGGCGTATCATTGTTGCCCATATAAAAATCAGTTGCCGCAACTCCTCTTGCACCAGTTCCAATTTCTATTTGAATTGCTCCATCGTTTACTACAATCCAATGCTTGTTAGTAGCATTATTGAAGCCAAAAGAAATATGGAACCAAGTATTTTTGAAAGAAGTGATTGCAAGAGACTCAACAAAGCGAGTGAATCCTCCTGCCCCGTTTCCTATATAAAACTCAAGTTTCTTTGAAGCTGCATTCCATTTGAGATAAAAGTCCTGGTCCTTGAAGAGCAAAAACATATCAACATCATCACGGAATGGATAAGCCCAAATTGAGAAAAAGTAAGTATAATAAAGTGGAAGCAAGCCTTCCGCTTTAATATATGTAGGATTAGTTGAGAAACGATATGAATTGACTCCACCCATATATGCATCAAACAATTGACCTTTTCCTCTTCTGGCTCTAACAGGTCTAACAAACGGCAGCACTGCTTTAGGATTTATTACATCCAACGCGGATGTCTCGCTCTTCAAAGAAGCAGTTATTCCCTCGCTCATTTTATAATAGAACTGAGGACTCCAAACAGTAGAAAGAAATGTTCCTACACCTCCAGGAGCTATTGGCGTTCTATCCCAAAACCACATGTTAAGAAGCGATACAGAATTGCCGTCAATTTCTTCAGGAGACATGGCTAAGTTATCTTTCCAAATTACCGAACCTGCTGTAAGAAACGGACCAGCACCGCCAACAACAATGTAACCAAGAAGTATTTTTGGGAACGTAGGTGGGTCTCCGTCATAAATACTACCGGCATTACTCTGAACTCTAATCTCAATCCAAGCATCTGACACTCCTCCTGAAGGGTCAGCAGTAAACTTCAAGATAGCCCAGAAAGTATAATAAGTCGAAGCTACAAAATCAAATACTTCATCTATATCATATTTGACACGATAGCCGTCTATGTACGCTATGCCTGGGGTGATTCTATGCCCGAGCAATCCATTGCCGTTAGGACGGAACTGAAGTCCTTGAACCACGTTGTTTAGAACCTCTTCATCAACCCCGTTCTCTCTCCATTCTGATATAAGGTCATCAGGACCCCACGGTTCCCAGTCTTTTGTTCTCGGTACATCTGGATTAGACATTCTTTAACCTTTCTATTCTTTGCGATTTATTTCATACGTCCATTTAATTCTCAGAGTATTAAACACAGGACTTTTAGTCATAGGCGGTAGAATCAAAACTCTTGAAACAAGAACTCCAGTATTCCTCAACACTGTAGCTCCGTCCCAAAAAAGCCCAGCGTCTACAAGCTGCTTTCCTACTGCGTGATTAGCTTCATCTGGCATAAATATAACTTCAAAGATTGCTACATTGTTTTCCAGATTTAAGCCGCCCAAAGCTTGCACTTGTTTTCTTGGAACATCAATATCTGGTAACTCGTGAGCAAGCACAGTATCAGTTGGTGAAGGTGCAGGAACAAGTGGTACGCCATCATTATCTCCTACCGCAATATATGGAACACCTAATGCACCTGCATATCCGCCCGCAGCAAGGATAGCTTTGGCAATAGTATTGAGTCCGTTATTTGTTATGAGGTTATCAATCCGTCTGATTTCTATAATCTTGCCATCTCTCAGCAAGGTTATTTCTGCTCGGCCTTTTATTTCAAGTTCCATTATTTCCTCAGCTTAACTTTGTATCCGCGTATGTCCTATGCGTCCGCCTTTTCTATCCAATGGCATAACTCCAAGTTCACATGTGACAGTTTCTCTTACTTCAATTCCTTCTGGATAATATCTTTCCCATTGAACGGGTACTGAACTACCAGATTCAGAATTCAAGTCAGATAGATTAAAAGCTCTATTCAGATTATTGATATTCCTGTTCAGAAAAGCAAGTATATGTCTAAGTTCACGCGGCAGCTTATTTCCTGCTTTGATTTGTACTGATTGACCATAATCTTTTTGAGGATAATGCTGTCTTACTTCTGCATCGAAGTCTCTTGTTATCTCAAAGATAGTAAACTCTTTATCAAGTCCGATTTCAGGAGCTATGAATCTGACCGTATCTCCTACCTGATACACGTCATCAAATACTTCACAGCGCACTTGTGTTACTGGTTCACACCAGTCTGCAAGTTCAGCTTCCGCAAGGCGTCTATAAAGCTCATCATACTGACGCTCAGGAGATACGATTATTGTTTCTCTTTCGCCCCATCTTCCAACAGAAGCATCAGCACTGAGAATTCTGAATACTGGTGCTCGATAATAATATTCAAACTCAAGAAAGTAATCTGGGTTCAAAGAGTTATCTGGCATGACAAATGGTTGGCCTGTATCGGCGTAGACAAGACGAATTGCCTTCTCTTTTGTATTTACATAAACGCCCCAAATACTCGATGGCTCTACTGCTCCTTCATAATCAGGAGAAGGGTAAGCAACTCCAGCATCAAGATAGTGCTGAACAATTTCTCTATCACCCCAGTCCTGTCTAATGAAGCGCGGAAGAGACTCGCCTTCGCCATCAGAATGCATCGTGAATACAAACGTTTCTTCCGGCTCATAAGAGCAATGCAATTCATCCTTTTGTCCATCACCGACTAACTTTTCTTTGCGCTTTGCTTTCTCTCCTGAATTTGCTTCTTGCACTTTGTTGACTAAATTCTCTGAGTTCTTTTCAACCTCAAGAGTCCCTTTTCTGATTCCGTTTGGTATTACATCATCATCTCTTACAGTAGTGCCCCAATTCTTTTTGTTAGGGTCAGTAGTTGCAGGAACTGGATTTGGCCTTGAGCCAGGCGTAAAGAAATGAAGTGTATTTTCAAGGATTGTATATGCTCCTCCTGAAATCTTCGAGCAAATATCAAGAACTTCTCTTGCGTAATATTCACGGCAGTCAAACGTAGGCATAACAATATCAACTTCATCTACACGGGCATCACTAAAGCCACATTGCTCTGCAACGTACTTAACCACATCGCTGACTTTTGGCGTTCCATATTCTGGCCCAAAGCGTTTGTTTATCTTTTTCTCAAGCAGTTTTTCTTTCTTGTTTTGAGCTTCTACTTCAAGCTTTATTTTGTTCGGTCCGTCAGGCATCTGCTTGACTTTCTTTACTTCGTATTCTTCTCTCTTCTGCAATTTTCTAACTGGGTCAGATGGAACTGTACGCGGATTCTTTTTCCATTCTTCATCTTTATCGGTTCCAGTTGTTCTTGGTTTGTTAGGCGTTTCATCTATACCTTTAGGTGGATTCTCTGTTGCTTCTCTGAAATCTTCTGGACTCATTCTATTTGCAAGAACTGGTCTACCTTCCCAAACATTAAAAGTATATGCAGTGACGGTGAAGCCTGGAACCATTCTATTAAGAATTTCCTGGTCCAGACTTTTGCCTTCCCAGTCAAATGGACCTGATGGCGTCAGTGATGGCGTGAGTATAAATTGAAGAGCAAGTTTACTTGTGCCATCGCAAGAGTCACCGATTCTGCCTCCCTTTGGAGGAAGAGGTATCGGCTTTTGCGGTGGGTCCCCTCCACCTTCAAATTGTCTATGTGTTCCCATTTATAGCACTGCCCTGAAATCTCTTCCTGCCGAGCTTGCAAGTTCTTCGCCTATCTTCTCGCCGGCTCGAATAACATCAACCATTGAATCAATCTTGCCAATGTATATTGGTCCCACTTTAACGTCTCGCTTAGTAATAGCCGTCCCTGCTCCTGCTCTCTTTCCATTGAGCAATCTGCCAGCGGCCGCCTTGCCGAAGCCTGGTACCGGCAAAGCACCGCCACATTGAGCCGCTGCACATATCTGTCTGATTCTATCGAAGATAGCTATCAATTGTTGTTCAAGTTTTTTCAATGCTTCAAGTATTGCTTTGATTGCACTTGTCATAGAATCTTGCATAGCTTCTGAGATTTCTTTTATCTTTCCTTTTGCTTTGTCTCCTATCTCTCCAACTTTCTGCTTTGTCTCTTCTGCCTGCTGGACTCGTTTTTCTTGTGTTGATTTTTCTTTATCTGCAACTTCGTCTACTCTCTTGCCAGTTGCTTTTGCTATTTCTTTTTCAAGTGCCTTATGCCACTCTTGTTCTTTCTTTAACAGGTCCTCAGTTTTCATTCCCTCTTTTTTCATCACGTCGCCACGAGCTTGTGTTATCTGCTCTCGTATTTTCTCAAGCTCTTTCTCATAAGCTGCCTTCTCTTTTGCCGAGAGCTTGTCCTTCTTTACTGCTTCCTCTGCGTGACGCTCTGCAATCTTGAGCCTTCTAAGTCCTTCAAGGTCCCAAGTCTTTGTCTGCTTAACTGTAAGCTTGCGGATAAACTCTGCTCTTTGTTCAGCTTGCCTTCTTAGATTTTTTTGCAATGCTGCATCTATTTTCTGATGTGCAAATTTATCACGAGCAAACATGAACTTGCGTTTCTTAAGTATCTCTTCTTGAGCTTTGAGTCGCTTCCAATCTTCATCCATATAAAATTCATTGAGTTTCTTTTGTTCTTCCATATCCATCTTGCGCAACTCTTGACGTAGCTTGAATAGTTCTATTGCAGCCGCTCGTCTTTCTTGATAACTTCCTTTTTCTTCCTTGAGAAACTTTTCAAGATAACCTACCTTAGCTTGAGTTACTTCACGTTCAGTTTTTTCCATATAACCAAAGTGCTCAAAAGCCTCGCTCTTCCTTCTTTCTCGTAATGATTTCTCAAGCTCATATACTTTCTGTTCAAGCTTCATTCTTTCTTCTGTATCAGCTTTTGCAATAGAAAGAAGTTTCTTATAGCGTTTGATTTCCTCATCCAAAGAAAGCTGACCGAGAGCTTTAAGATGTGCTATCTTCTTTTCCTCTTCCTCTATTATTTCCTTAATAGCTTTTTTTGCTACATTCATTTTCTCGTTTTCAAAAGCATGGTCTATCTTGCTTGCAGATTCAGCATTGTCTTGTGCGCCTTTGAGTTCTTCTTGATTCATCTTATCTCGTAACGCCGCAAGCTTTTTAGCTCGTGCTTCATATTTAGCATCAATTCCTTTTGTATAATCCTCATACCATTTACTTGCCTTTTGCCATCCTTCTTTGAATGCATCTGGCATCCTGTTAGTCAATTGGAGTTCTATGTAATCAAGCATACCAGTAAATTCATTTATGTAATCCGGAATCGCTTCACCAGTAATAAAACTTTTTATTTCCCACCAGGTTTTACGAGCTATTTGATAAAGTCTTTCGCCAACTGCCCGAGCTAATCCAGTTACAACTCTGATTATATTCTCAAAGAAATTTGTAAGATAAGTCCAATAAGCTCCAACCAGTGTCTTGAGAATTCCAACATCAAGAACAGTAGAAATGATTTTCATAGTAAACTTAAGATAGCCCCAAATCTTCTGGAAGATATAAGGAACTTCTTGCATAATCCAAAAAATTACACTCTCTATTTTCTTAACAATGTTGTCTGCAAGCGCGGCCATATCTCCAGCAATATCTACCGCAAAAGTTGTCCTTAAGTATTCTGCAATCATTGAAAGTCGCTTGAATAGCTTTTGCAGAGCTGGCAACATTGGAGTGACTAAGTCAATCAAGAATACTTTCATGCCTTGAATGAATTTAGAAAATTGGAACGCAAGCGTTTCTGTTGCTTTTGCGAAAGCCCTGCCCTGTGCTCCTCCTGCCTGATACATAGCAATGACGTCGCCTTCAAATCCCTTTACATCTTTTATCATTGCACTGATAGCATTACGTGCCCTGATTGCTGGGAACAATTCTTGAAGTTGAGCTTCAGTCAATCCTGCTTTTGCTAAATCCTTTATAACTCCTAACAAACCTTTTGTAGCAAGCGCAGTTTCACCAAGTTCAACTCCGTATTTTTCAGCCGCTTTTCTCGCTTCTTTTCTTGGAGTAAGCGTAGATGTAAGTGCTCTTGCAATAGCTGTCTCAGCCATTGCAACACTAAAACCTTTACGAGTCAAGAAGGCATAAGAAGCAGCAAGCTGTTCAAATGGAACTCGTGCAGCACGAGCAGCAACCATGGCACGAGCCATGTTTCCTTGAAGTTGATTAAATGTTAATTGTCCTTTCTCTACAATTCTGAACATCACGTCTGCAACTTTTCCAGACTGCTCGAAAGAAATACCCATTCCATTCATCACTGAAGTTAGAGTTTTTCCTACTTGCTCTACATCAGTAAAACCAGCAACAGCGGCCTTTGCCGCTGTCTCCAACATCTTCAATGCTTTTTGTGGAGGAACGCTTGCAGAAAGAATATCATAGAGAGCTTGAGTCATGCCGTTCGTAGATTGACCGAAAGCAACAGACATTTGTTTGACGCTTTCAGTAAATTTGCCCATCCACTTGTCTGTGTCCTTCACCATTGTAGCAACAAACGCCATTTGCTTCTGGAATTTGGCGGCCATATAAATTGTACCAGCAAGTGCTGCTGTTGCGATTAGCGCCCACTTTTTGATTTTCATCCAGAAGCTTTTGAGTAGACCGTAAGCACCGCTAAGAATACTCGTAAATCCTTTGACAGCGGTGCCTGCTAATCCAAGGCCAGCAGTAAAAGGAGCAGTGATAACGCCAAGTCCTATGCTGAGTAACGCCATTTATTCTGCCTCTGATTCTTTCTTTTTCTTCCTAAGTCCAAGACCAAAAGAAGGCAAATCAGCATTAGTCATTGGAGTAACTTCCTTACTTCTATTGCTATCAAACATTGCTCCAGTCACATTTGTAATTTTTTCTATTTCTTTGGCTTCCATTTCTCGCCTTGCAAGATTGCGATTTAAGTAAAGCTTCACTTGTGGGAACGTCATGCTATCGAGGATATATTCTTTTTTCCACGTATAGCACGCTGCAAAAAATTCAAAAATGGAACCCCAAGTTATGTCTTGCTCTTCTGAAGATATTCCCGTACCTGACGTCCCATCCTTGAAAAATTTGCGATAATTTCCCTTAAGTCATTAAGCTCTATTACATCAGCCAAAATTCGAGTGAATTGAGAAATGTTCAGATTATCAAGCAGGAAATCTCTATCAGCATTTAGCAACAAAGTAATGATGTCATATACTTTCTCCATCATTTCTTTACTGCCTTGAGCCATTCCAATTAAAAAGGCTGGCGAAAGATTATCCGTATCAACTTCAAATTTTCCTGACTTTAATAAATCAGGATTCACTGCTACAGCTATGCTTAGCATCTCGATAAGATGTTCAAACAGCCTCCCGAAATCACGCATAACGAGAGGCTTCTGTGAAAACTTCTTATCACCGATGGTGTATTCCCTACAAGGTCCTGCAAGAACTTCAATGTCTGAAAAAGCGTCTTTGACTTCCAATACCTTTTCTTTTATTTCTTCCGCTTTATCAGCATTAACTTCTTTATCGGTACCTACACCCTCTACTGACATCTCTTACCTCCTAAAGCAAGTCAGCTATTTAGCTTTCAAAATCGTCAACCCAGCCATACTGCTCTTCACGGGGCTTGGTAAAATCTGGCAAGCAGCGAAATTCTACCGGCACTACAACCTTGTCACCTTTCTGAAGTGTGTGAGCCGAAGATGAAATTTGCTTTGCTCTTCTGAAATTATATTCACGATTAAGTTTCTCAGGAGAATATCCTACAAACTTCAATGTATGCTCAGGAATTTCTTGCTGAATTCCAAACGTCAATGTTCTATACTTTGGCGGGCCTGGAGTTGTAGTAATTACAGCAGCTTCATTCCAAGCTCTCTTAATATTCTCAAGCGTGGTCTCAGCTAATGATGTGCGCACAATCATCGTGTACTGTGTGACTGCTATATCGCAAGCATCAAGCTCCTGGTCCACAAGCTTATCAAATGTGTCCATTCCTTTTTCAACTTCAACACCGCCTTCGGTATATCCTATATCGGCTCCGTCAAGGAATACCGACGCGATGCCATGAAGGATATTCTTGCACTCTTTCATACGACTTTCTCCTCTTAGTTGTTTGATTAAAGAACAACAACTCTTTCAAGTTTTGAACGAACTTTCCATGCTTGGCCAGCAGACCCAGCTCCACAAGTTACAGAAACTAAAGTGACAGCGATAGCTTCCTGAGGAAGCAAATCTACAGTGTCAATCGCATCACTTGCATCAACTGTAGTAATTTGGTCAGAGGTAGTTCCATCAAAAAATGTATATCGAATTGTAAAGTTTATTGGGTCCGCTGCTCCAGCCGCAGTAGTCTTTACTAATTCAAGAGGCGATTGATAATAATTATCTGAGTCAATATCTGTAATATCAACCCAAGTTGCAGCGTCAAGACCAGTTATCTCAACTGTATCCATTGGGTCTACAACAGGCGAGAAAGTATTTGCAGGGTCTAAAGATTCTATTGCCAGCATTTCAATTGCCCATTTGAACTCAGGAGCTACTCGCGCAGCCTGTGCTGTCAAATAAGTATTGATGCCCCCAGTGTGACGATTAAGTGCCTTCATTCCTACTTCATGTTCTGAATAAGCATTCGGATACGTAGTCATTTTTCCGAGCTGGTCGCGAAATGCTTCCAGTAAATCTTCAACAACATCCTCTGCGAGAGGACTCATAATTATACCAATGTTATTTTGTGCACCGAGTGAAGCCGTGCCCGCTTCTACTCCAGTACCCATCTCTTTCGCAAGCTCCTGAGATTGAGCGGCCATCGAATCCGCTATCTTCAGGAAGTCTGCTTTAAGAATCGTCATGCCTTGTCCTCCTGTCAATCTTTCTTAACCTAATCTTCCTTAGCTTTCTTCTCTTTCTTGTTCTCTTCTTTGCCTTTCTCTTTACTTCCGATTCTGGCTTCACCTACTTTTGGTTTACTTAATTTTGATTTCCATTTTACTGGTTCACCAGCATCATCAAAGACCTCATAGTCCTTCGAATTGATACAGCCTTCAGGAATAGCTGCAATTGGCAAATTCATTTCTTCTCCTGGTTGCAATACAGTTCCACCAATAACAGCTTTGGAACCAACACAACCTTTAAAAATTATCTTACCCACTTTTCCTCCTAATCCTCGTAAGTGTAGATGTCACGAATTTTTACTCTAACGAAACCTGACTTAAAATAAACTTCTCCTTCAAAATCCGTTGGGTCCCAATTAAGCATGGAGACAACAGAATCTCCTACATTAGATGGCCTTGGCGTTACTTCCTTAAAGATTGATTGAGCATCAAGAACTTTTCTTATTGCTTTTGTATATCGAAGAACTTTACGTTCTACTATTTCTGCTTTTCTATCCCAGTAAACAACATACACATCTATACTGAAATCCTCTTCAGTTACTCCAGGATTGAATTCCATTCCTTCGACGTTGTTAGCGTTTAATACTACTACAGCATTGCCAATGTCTTTCTGAGTATCTACGTGACGAAAACCAAAATGATAAGCTAAAGGATTGTTCATTGGATAATTGCCCTTAGCCGTATTTATCTCTACAATAGCAGCAGGAAGATTTGCCTCAAGCAATTGCTTGAGAGCATCTATCATTTCTTCATAATCATATTTCTGTACTGCCATTAGAACATCCTTAAATCAAAAGCATCTTTTGAATATGCGCTTGAAACATAGCGCGAATAATTACAATATCCTGAAGTTGAAATACCAAGAAAGGTCTGGCTGGAACTTGAGCCTGTCCATACTTGCCAACTGTACCACCTTTCTGTTGAAGTCTTGCATACACTACGTTTGTACCAATTATCCATCCTCTTCTAACTACTTTTCCAACTTGAACTGAACGCTTGAGCTTTAACGCAAATGTTCTTCTCTCGCTTGTTCCTCCTGCGTTCTTTGCATCTATCTTTCCTGAAAGCTGTAATATTTGGTGTGGCGGTCCTATCTTGTCTCTAACTCTTTCTTTATAGGCTGGACTCCACTCACGCCATCTGTGAGGACGTCCTTCGCTTCTGAAGTTCTTTTCTACTGAATGCAGCATAAAATAATACGAATCACGTATTGGCCTTTTTAACCAACGCAGATTGGCAACAGAACCAAAACGTCTTTGAATGTTTCTCAAAGCTCTTGTTGGAATTGTTATTGTCATTTGCATAATTAAGCCTGCGTCTTTGGAGTCTTTGTCTGCTCAACCGTGCACTCAAAATGATGGTTAGCAGATTCAGCGTTTGAAACTTTGAGCACTCTATATACGTGTGTACCTATATGAATCTGGTCCTCAAATCTCAAGTCTACAACTGCCGCCTTGAATAGATAATTGAAAATAAGAATTGTATATTCAGCTTCAGAAGAAATGTGCGCTTGGTCTGTATGATAATTGTCTCTGTGAAGTCCTATTCTGCAAGGCAGACTTGTATAAACAGTATTATCGTATTCCCCAGTCGCGTTATTGAATCGCTTGACTGCGGCTCTTAATGGCAGCAACCTTAATGGAATTTCCCAGGCCATATTTAGAGCACCGGCATTCTTTTGTATCTTGCAATTGTTGACTTAATTGTATCTGCCCAGTAATCTTTTTGTGGAGCATAAATTCCACCTGACTTACTTTTGCTACTACCGAATGACTCAGCATACTGAGCTATGCGGATGCTTTTTAATCCAAGCTTTTCCCAATCTCCTGGAGTCCGCATGATAACTCCAATAAGGGTCATGTAAAGAATTGTGTCCTGAATATCTTCTGGAATCGTTCCTGTTGCATATCCATAAACATATGTAGCAGTTACATTCTGCTTTCCTTTGATAAAGTAAGATGTCAACTTTGGATATGTGGATACAAGAACTACAATTCCAGTTTCTTTATCTACTCTAAATTCGCTTAGTGTCAACAGATATGGGTAGCCAGGAACATCTTCAATAATAATAGAGCTTATAGAGATAATGGGAAAGTATCTAAGAACTATAGATTCTTTCCCAGTCCCGTTCAGCTTTTCCACTATTGTGGCTTGCTCAAACTTCCTTCTTGTAAGTCGCTCAAATACTCTTTGTTGTTTGAGGATTTCAGCATCGAGCTTGGCATAATTGTTATCTGTCCATGCAGTAGTATCTAAACCCAAATCCTCGAGTTCTTCTACTAACAAGTCGTGACTTATCCATATTAGCATGATGCCAGCTCACTTGTATTAAAGCTACCTTTTCTTAATCTTCTTTTGCTTCTTTGAAGCAGCAATTTTCTTGGTTGCTTCCTCTTCCTCATCTTTCTCTTTATCTTCATCTTTAAGTTCTTCAGTTTCTTCTGCCGGCTCTATATCAGCTTCAGAAGTAGATAAGGAGGCGGCCATTTTAGCCGCCTCCTTTTTGTCTACTACTTCTTGAAACCTGTCCGGCTCTTTCCTAAGTGCTTTCAAGTGCTCTTCGTCTTTGACTTCAACTATGTAATTTTTAATCACATACCCAAAGACAGAACCAGCCCTGATGTCCTTCACAAAAAAGAGAGCCATAGGTTTCTCCTTCAATTTGAAGTTTTCAAAAATTTCAAAGAACAAATTACGCTGTGCGTAGGCGCCTCAGCAAACCATTGAATATATCGCCCTTATAAATAAGTGCCTGATAGCTCAGGAGCAAGAATTCTTCCTGGTCCTTAACCCTGGCAAGAGGAAGCATCTGAATCAGATTCTGTACTTTCTCTCCTTGCTCATTCATAAGTCCCGCAATCTCTGTCGAGATTTCAGGGTCACGATTCACGAGGAAAACTGTCTCTTCACGATTTGTATAATCCAGCGGAGTGTCTGTTCCCAGAGCAGCATCCGCAACAATGTCGATTATGCTGGCGACGTAACCTGTGATAGTTCCATCACCATCGTACGTCTTTGCAGCATATATTCCAGCAAGAACTTCCGTTCCTACTCCGCCACCTCCGATTGTCCTGTACACTTTGTACAACTGTGCATCGGCTACAGCTGTAAATGAAAGCTTGATTGAAGTGATGCCGCCTCCTGTGGTGTGCGTTACTTCTGCACCTGCCCACTGTTCACCGAAGCGAGTAACGGCAGCAACTTTGTAACGATACTGAGTAGCAGCAATTAAGCCACCCACCGTGGCATCGTCCGCAGCAGTGACTACACCCATCTGGGAGGTGGGCTTGCAGAATGAAGAATCAACGAGTGCTATCTCTCGATAGGACTCCATTTCCAGACCGCCAGGGTACTTGATTCTTGGCAGATTTTTTCTCACTTCAGTAGCAAGCGAGGAAATTTTCGAGTGCATCTGAGGACTCAGATAGAACGCCATATTTGATGGGTCGAGAGCACCCACTCCAATTATCGCATCAATGACTTCATCAAGATGCCTGAGAGTAACAACTGCATTTCTCTCAAGTCTATTTGTAATAATCTTCGTGTCGAGGCCATCGTACTGATACTGGTCCGAAGTTGCGTTGCCCCACATTACGCCAAATTCCATTCCCCACGCCATTGCCTGAGCGGCTCCAGCGATTTCTTTAACATAAGAATTTACGAACTTCCTTGACGCTGCCTGCTGGAATCCTGTGACTCCACCCCTTGCTCTGATTATCTTCAGAGGAGTTGGCCTACGTGTATAAGTAGACTGCGAAGTTCCAGTTACAGCTTTCTCGCCTTCGAATGCAGCGGACGGAAGTGCGCTTCTCTCATTGTACTCATGAGTCTTTCCGTCTGCCTGAATAACTGTCAGTCCAGCTACCAGCGGAGATAGCTTGCGGACTAACTCAACAATCTTTGGCTCAAGAGACTCTGGCGAAAGTGCTCCACCAGTAGTCGTATCAAGAGCCAGTGAAAGCTCCTGCCGAACTCCGCGAAGTTCTGCCGAAGCCCGCTGTTGAATCAAATCCCACATCGAGTTCACTGTTGATTCTCCTTCTTGAAAGTTGGAAACTTAATATCCTTAATCCTACTTGATTCCGAGTCCTTTGCAAAGGCTCGAAGAAATGTCATTCAATACATCCTGCTTGGTGACCGGCTGATTCTGATTGCCGGAATTTCCTTTTCCAGAAAGAGTTTCGTCTGCTCTTCCCTCTTCATCACCAAGGACGAGACCTTTTCTTCTGCCCTGACTTGAACCCGAATTCAATTTATCATCAAGTTTGCCTACAATCTGCTGGCTTACGCTCGAAAGAGTTTCCTCTACGTGCTCCATGAGTGCTTTCTCTTCCTGCGCGTTTGAAGGCAGATTCAAAAGAATTGCCTGAAGTTCCTCGATGCCTTTCTGTGCTTTCTCAAGCGTGAAAGTTGCATCGAAAATTTTAGCCGCGTTTACGATGTCCTCGGCAACGCGATTGATGGACTGCTCGTCCATGAGACGAAGGTCCGGAGTGACAGCGAATTTCTTCAGGAGAGAATCCCTGGCAGACGCGGCACCGTAATACTTGTACTTCTTGTCTTTGCCTGGACCTGCCTGCATCTTTTCCTCTTCCTCTTTCTTCTTGGCGAGTGCTGCTTTTTCTTCATCACTCATTTTTTCTTCATCTTCTTTGTCCTTGCCTTTACCTTTGCCGGCCTGCATCTTTTCCTCTTCCTCTTTCTTCTTGGCCAGCTCAGTTTCAAGCTTTACTTTTTCGGCTTCAAGAGCCTCGCATTTGAGTTTCATTTCATCTTCTTTAGCTTTTAATTCTGCTTCTCTCTTTGCATTCTCAACTTTATCAAGCCTAGTATTGATTCCTTCAATCGCTTCGCCAACTTTACCGAGAGCTTCCGCAATCTGCTTCTCGTCCATGTTCAATTCTCCTCCTCTTTGAATGGACTCTTGTTCTGACAGTGTCAACTCTTGAATTATATCTTCCCTTAATTCATAATCAGCATTGTCCGAATCTCTGCTCAGCATCAAATCCTCGCCTCCTGCTGGATTCAAGACGATGCCAATATTCTTCGGAAGTATATCCGTTGCATCTGTTCCTTTGCGCAACACATTCAAACGCGGAGAAACTCCAAACGAAGCTTTACCGCGTGACTTTTGAAATTCAATCTTTCTCGCAAAATCTTCATCTACGATATTCCACTTGTCAAATCCAAATCCTTTTGACGTATCATCCCAGTACACATCTTTGACGCTTCCGACCCAAGTCCCAGTTGAGTCTTTGTGGTCCTCATCTCCACCTTTGAATAAATCGAAGGCGTGTACTTCCTCCATTGAGAGTTGCTCAAAAGGCTTGGACTCGAGTTGCTGGTACCGAAGATAAAGCTTGCGTACTTCATCCTCTGAATAATTGATGCCGTTGTGTACACCAACTTTTAACGCAAGTTTGCGTCTTAAAATCAAAGCTGGTTTAGCGGCTGTCTTGGTCACGAGCAACCTCCTTGTCAAAAACTTTAGGGTTGCTCGTCACTACTTGTATTCGCTAAAGAGCTAACCAGATTATGTCAGCACCAATCTGTCTCTTTTTGTTCGCCTGAGAAGATAACGCTTCACAGTGCCTTGATTTGTCTTAAAATTGATAAGTATAGAATCGAAATTTTCAGGAATTGAAATTTCTTTCACTTCAACTTTACAAACTTTTCCTTGTTCATCTTTAAATTCTATTTCTGTTTTCTCTTTAGTTGTTTCTGTCAACTCTTATTCCTCTTGACTACTCTAAGAATATTACTACCTTTCAAGGCTTTTGCAATTAAAATTTTTCTTACCAGCACATTTGTCTACCGCTCTTTGGCTTATGCAGGTTTTATGGAAGCTTTGACTTCTGCCAAACCCATAGTTTGGAATCTGGACCTTCACGTCTCATAACGTAATATCCCTTTAAGAGTTTGCCATCAAACTGAAGTGATTTGAAAAGCTCTCCATCCTCAATAACTTGAACACTACCTCTGTCCATAATTTCTACATGTAGAGGCAATTTTTTTATTTCTAAAGGATGTCCAGGCTCACCCGGACCTATCTCTCCTTCAAATCGCATCCAGTCTATTGGCTTCATTCCACGTTTTGGTCCGTGAGAAACTTTGTGCATTGTTGCTGCAATGCCAGCATCTTCTGTTGTCAACACTGGCTTTTTCTCAAGGAAAGATATTGCTTGAACATTTGAATTGTCCTGAAGCTTGATGAAAAATTTGTTCTGCCTCATGCCTCTAATTACTTCAGGACCTTTCCACCACTCATATTGAAGTATGAAAGGAACTTTCTTTCCTTCCAAAGATTGCGTTTGTTCTTCGCGCACTGGAAGTTTTCTTGCTGCAATCCATCCTTCATCAATTAAGTGATTATAAGCTTTGTCAATTGTGTCGAGCATCTTTTCTTTTGAATGACCTTTGGGAAGATTCCACCATTTCAATTCATTTGGAATTAGAACTTCTAATTCAGGAGGAATAGCAGAACGCCCATGTGGCGGTAGCCAATCTCTTTTTGTTCTTGCTGAGCGAGTGAGGATATATGGAAACTGGTCTTTAGCAATCCAAGCTTGCCAGAAAATTCCTTTCTCTACTTTTCTGCCTCCACCTTTTGGAGCTTCAAGCAATCTGAAAACTATCTTGCAATTGAATTTTCTTCCGCGCAGAAAATACTCAAAGAACCAAGGCTTTGAAGTTCCATGAGAGCCTTTGCCTCCTGCACCGTGATAGCGTAAGCCCCAGTCTTTTCCATAAAACAATCCTTCTTCAAAACGAGTGGCTCCAACTTCTCCTTCCTTATGAATGTTCTTGACTTGAGTCAACCAGCCTAAAGGATGCGGAGGCTTTGGAGTAGCAAACACATGTTTAGTTGGTGGCATATCAGGATTGAATTTCCAAACAGATTTATCTGATTGAATCGCTTGAGCTTCACTGAAAGAATCAACTGGCTCTTTTATCTTTCCTGCCCAAGCATTTGATATTGTCCAGCCATCTGCCGTACCATTTTCCTTGCCTCTTAAATCCCCATGTACACTCTTACCACGATAATGGTCGACAATAACAAAAAATCCTTTCGGCAAACTACTTGGATTCATTTTTTCAAGTTCATCTAATGAGATTGAATTCCACTTGCTCTCTTTTGCTTTGATATCGGACGGCACAGGAATATCCCTTGAATACCTCTGTAAAATGGCCTCCTCTTCGGTCCTAATGTCCTCTAAGCTCTCAATCAATGGTAATATACCATGTTCTTCCTCAAGAGCAGATAGGCGCAATAAAGCTGTATGTTCAGTATTCAATTTGAAAGCTTCTTGTGGAAGATAAGATTCAGAGCCATCTTTGTGAACTTTCTTGATTGTCAATACACGATTGTTCTGAGCTTCTTTCATCACACTCTTTACTGAATCAACTCCCTTATCTGCTTTTTGTTCAAGCACGCGAGGAACCCAAGCAGAAACTTTAACAGTATCATCTTTCTCATAATAAACTTTATTGAATGTTTCTGCTTCGATGACAATCAAATCACCTTTGCTCAATTTGAAATCAGTAGAATCAGTATTGCCACCATGAATATATTCTTCATTGTTTATCATCACAGCGTGTTGCTCTCGTGCTTTAAGCGGTCCAGATTTTATAGCCCATTTATAAGTATACACTCCGGGCGTCTTTGTTTGATTTCGCTTCAACACTCTTGCAACAAAGATGACTGAGTTATGAAATTTGATTTGTTCTTTTCTTCTACCAGATAAATCATAGACTCCCCAAAACGGCTTAGCAACTATTCCTTCTGAGCCAGCAGCAAATCTCAACTCTTCTGATTTTGTTTTCAATTCACTTGCGTTCTTTGCCATCTTGCTTGGAGCACGATTCAATCTATATTTCAAATCAGGCACACCAATTGTGGACTGCTTGAAATCAAACGTATCAAGAACTTTATCTCTTTCAATCATGTTCTTTCCTGATACGTCTCCATGAGACCCAGTAGCAACTACATCATAAAAATTCAAAACGATATTAGAATCATCTGGCTTATCTTTTGACATGAGATAACCAGCGGCTCTTTCTCTCGGATAATGAAACTTTCCTTTCCAAAATTCTGCCTCAGCAAGAGCAGCAAACTTATTATGATTGAGTTTCTTTATTTCTTCAACAGTTCCTGGCAAACGATGTGTGACATCAACTCCGTCCTCAGTCCATATCTTTACGTCATTTCCAGAACGATGAATTTCAAGATTAGCTCCGTCGTATTTTTTTTGCAAAAACACAGGGAAATCTCTCGACTTAAAAACAGCAAGATAGAAATCAAACGTAGCCGGCTCTCCTGGCTTTGCTGCTTTTGCAGGCTTCATAGTTTGAAAATATCTCATTATCTTTATACCACGTGCAAGTCTAACTTCATGTCTGCTCTGAACAATAGACATAGTAATCATCTCAGGCTCTGGCTCTCTAAGATATACATCCCAGTATATCGGCTTATAATCTGATGGAACATAAAGTCCATAATCAAATTTAGCATCATAATAAAGCGGGAGCATCTGCTTGATTTTAAACTCTACAATTCCATCTCTTTCTTTTGTTATATCTTCTCTTATCCAGAAAAGCAACTTTGTATCACGCTGTTTGATAAACACTCTTGGCTGTGAATTTACAAACGAAGGTAATTGTAAATCAAGTCCATGAAGTTTTATCTTAGAGAGGAACATTTCACTTCTCGGATTTCGAGTCAATCCATAATCATATAGTGAAACATTGTTTGTGAAAGATGAAGTCCAAGCACCAAAAACCATATCAGCTTTAAGATTAGATTTAGACATGAAGTGAAGAACAGCTTCTTTGAAATACTGATTCTCTTCATCTCTTATTACCACATCCAAATCATTTCCTTCACCTGAGACAAAGACAGAGCCAGCAGCCAAAGCATAAGGCTTACGAATCAGAAAATCTTGCAGATAATCAATGGCTCTTTCAAACTTATGAGTCTGATATTGTTTAGAGAATTCATCAAGCTCTGACCAAGGACGATGTTCCATTTTTCTGTTTATCATTTCATCTACTACAAACGCATGTGCATTTACCCATCTTTCAATAGCTTCTTTTCTTTTCTGAGCTTGAAAGAATCCTGAATGCAACCAGCCGTGAATCTTGACAAGCGTCATGCTGTTAATTTGCTTTAGATAATCAGGAGTCAAATCTTCTGGCTTCAATCCTTCAGGCAGAGTCGTATCAAGATTTGTTGAAAGTTGAATAGGCTTATCTAATGGAAAAAAGTCGCGTACCGGATAAAGCCAAAGTATTTTATTCTTAGGCCAAAGTTGCTCTTTTTCTTCATCCGATACGCGATGAATCTTTTGATACTTCTTAAAATCATCTCCAACAATTTTATAATGGTAAGTTCCAAACGCTGCTCCAGAACCTGGCTTGCTCTCGATTGATGGCATTGCACCAAAGCGAACATATCCCAAAGCTTTTCCGTCTTGCACAAATAGATATATCTTATCAAGCGGGATATCCTCGCCAAGAAGTAATCCTTTGGCTTTGCCTTCTGCTATCAAATCTCCGTAAGGCGGCTCAACGTTTACTTTCTGCTTTACTATTTTATCAAGCACCTTAGCAGAGAATTCACGAGATACCTGTTTCATTTCTTCAGGATGAAAAGTTACTTTTCCTCTACGCAACAACTCGGTCATTATCTGCACACCCAAACGAATAATAGTGTCTAAAGAATGTTTGAGTTTTTTACCTTGCTTGATTGAAGCATACCAAGCATTGACAGTATTGAAACTTCTGGATAAAACTTCATCATCAACTTTCTTAAAATCCATTGAAGCAATATTAGGAACTTCAGCCATTAGGCCACTCCTTTTCTTTTCACAAGAATCAATCGCAGTTTTTTCAAAAAAGAATATCGTAGATTGTTAATGATTTCCTTTTCGCTTAGTCTTATGACTTTCAGTCCAAGACTATGATAAAATCTATCTTTCATTTTATCCTTTTGTTTTTGTTCTAACACTGAATGCCAATATTCTCCATCACACTCCAATACCAAATTGAATTTTGGAAGATAGAAGTCACCAATTGCTCTTCTATTTCCAGAACAAAACATCTTCTGCTTTGTATACTCAACTTTTATACGTTTAAGAAATGCCTCTGTTATTTGTTCTATTTTAGTATTGAAAAATCCTCTTGCTCTTGCGCCCGCCTGTATAAATCCTTTCAAGCGTTCAGTTTTTTCTTGAGATGTAAGACTTGCCCAAAATTGCTTCAAGCCTTTAGAAACTTTCTTGTTGCGTTCAGAACTAAACTTCTTTTCTGCTCTTGTTATTTTCAAAGACTGAGAAATTTTTTTCTTATGCTCTGTACTCAACTTCCGTCCTTGTGCTTTTTTAATCAACTTCTTTCGATAAACTTTATCCTTCCATTTCTCTTTCAAAGCTTTTGATAGCTTTGCTTTGGTCTGAGTACTTCTTTTCTTACCTCTATTCCAAGCAGCTATTTTTTCTTTTGTCTCCTCATGTTGTTTATAGCCCTTAGGTGGCATATTACTTATCCTCTTGCATCATCAAGATTTTCTGGATTATACTTTTCAGTTTCCTTAACAAGCAAAATGGACATGTTTTTCTCCTCATTCCTCTTTCTTTATTTCTTCAACAATGAATCCTTGAGTTATTAGCAAATCTTTGAAAGCTTGAAAATATCCTTCATCACCAGGCTTGACTTCTCCGCTTTCTTCGTATGTTCCGTCCTCTTGCTCTCCTCCAGTAAGCGTTGCAATTGCAGGAGCAGCAAGAATATCTTTGATTGCTTGCCATCCATCCTTCAACGAAATTTTTTCATCTTCTACTTCTATAATTGCTGCAATCACTTCCTCTTTATTTCCAAGCTTATCTTCTTGCTCGACGTCTCTGATTTTATACAGAGTCATTTTATCCTCCTGCCATTATGTATTTTTTAATGAACTCGTATGCCTCTGGAGAAGTTTGCTTTAGAGCTTTAGGACTTCGCATATAAGCTCCAAGTGATTCACAGAATCCTTCTGCCGCATTTTTGCTTGCGTACATAGTAATTCTTTTCGGTTCAGTTGACCAAATTCCAAACCATTTTTGTTTGATGGATTTTGTTAGTCCAGTCTGATAAATATGATGTCCATATTCATGCGTTGAAACCCACTCGTAAGATTCTCTCAATAGATTTGGACGAGCTTTAGGCATCCATTTAGTTATCTCTCTTGTCAATCTGCATTTTTCATTGACTCTTAATAAACGTCCTTTTTCCCAGTAATCACCAAGCACTCTTGAACCAATTTCATTGCCTGGTGTTGCTGATTGTACTGTTAGCAAATTACCTTTATACAATCTTTTGCGTATTTTCGTATCCAGATTTTTGTGTAAATTTTCCAACGAATCTAAAAAAGCTTGAACTCTATCCTGCTTGTAATATTTTCCACTATTAAACTGAATCCCAAAACGTTCTTTCGTTTCATTGATGAATTCTTGAGAGCTTTTATTAGGAGCTGTAATTTTACTCTTTTCTTCAAACTCTTTTATTCTTCGCTCTGCTCTTTTAGCTGAAGTTTCTTTTGGAAGGTCACCAACTTTCTTAGGGTCAATAGTAACTGGTGGAGCTTTAGGAGGCATAGCAGGAACCGCAGGAGCAACGGCAGGAGGCGGGACTTTAGGAATTACTGGAGGTATAAGCTTTGGAGGTGCCTTTGGTTTTCCAGGCTTAGCTATTGGAGGCTCAAGCGGACCTTCATCGCCTTCATAATATCCTTCAGGTGGCTCAATGCCATAATAATCAAAGTCAATAAGTGGAACAACCGTGCAATCATTGTTTGGATGATGCGCATTCATATATGCTTCGGCTTGGTCCAACGTCCTGACATCAAGATGGTTATCAATGCACCAGTTACAAGGACGTCCTCCAAGATATATTCGTGCTTTAGTTAATCCATCTTTTCGAGCAGCATCAATACGGCCATAGTTATAAGCAAGAGGAATTTCAGTTCTCGTTATCTCTGCCGCTTTCCAATACTTTGAATCATCAAAGAACTGACCTATCTCGTTTGCAATATCAGTATCACTCTTTCCTGTTCTGATTCCTTCCTTGACAATGTTACGCACATTGCGTCTTGCAAACTTTTTAGCATCGCCTTTCATCATGCCGTCAATAGTCTTGTTTGAAATTCTTCTTGCCGATTGCTTTGCTCGATTGAAAGTCTCAGGAGACATGTAATCAAAATCAAACTTTCCAACTCTGCCTTCATCTCCTGGCTTGAAGCCAAGCCCAGATGCTACTTCACCAAAGCCATAAAGAAATCCTGCTTTGTGTCCTTGGACAACCGAAACTGTAAGTTCATTTCCAGATACAGACGTATCAATGACTATATTAGCTTCCTCCGCACCAGTTTGAAGTTTCTTCTTTCGTGCAACTTCCAACCATGTCTTGATTGTTTTCTTTTTGATTCTATCGAAATCAGCAACAAGATTTTCATCTGACTTAATCATTATTTTATCTACAGAGTTGGAGCGCGTGAAACTGAATTGAGCATCTTTAAGAGCAGCTTGTCCATCTAAGACTGAGCCGTATACGTCACTGAGAAAATCAGCCAGGTCCTCAGGACTAATTCTGCTCTCGGCCAGAATTGAGTAGATTAAAGAAAAGGGTCCGGAGCCGCTTCCTCCTCTTCAGCGGCAGTCTCTTCAGTAGCAGGAAGTGTCGCGCCTTTGCGTGCAATCCTACGACGGCCCATTTGGAATGGAAACGCACTTGCTTTTTCTTCTTTCTTTACAGCATCAATATTTGCTTTCTCTTTCTCAATTTCATCAATGAAAATAATAGTGCCATCACGCGTAACAAGAAACGGCTTCTTGCTCGACGCTGTATTCAAAGTATCTAAGCCAACCATTTCTCTTACTTCATCCGTTGAAATTGCACCGTGCTTCTTGAGCACGTCAATCAATCTTGCCGTCTCTTTCAAATCTCTAATCGGAAATTTCTTGAACTTGAATCTATAATCATATATGCCAAGCAAATCAAGATAACGATTTATTGTGTTTGCAACCAAATCAATTAGTGGCTGCACTTCCTCCTGCCAAAATGATTTGTCGACATATTGAGATTCCTTTACATCAACAGCGTTGACTCCAACTTTTGAAAGTGGTGTTCCAACTACTGCTGCCATTTCTTCGCGGAGATATTCACGCAGGTCTTTAGCTTCCATTTTCTCTTCAGTAAGCTTAAGGTCCTGAACTGTACATTCTCCTTCGAGAGCAACGAAAGCAGAATACGAACCAATTATTCCTGAGTGAAGATTATCTATTTGCTCCCTGTTGCGCTTCATCTGTTCAGGGCCAGTATCCGCTGGGAAAATAAACGCTTTCCCTTTTCTGACACCTTGTGTAAAAGTAGTCTTGTTCAGAGCCATTGCATAAACGTCAGTAAGAACAGTAAGTTCAAGAGCTTCGAGTTCTGAAGATGGATGAACTTTTCCTATGGGGTCAGGAAACTTAAAATAAATTACTTCGTCATATTCAAATTCAGCCGTGTCGTTGAATACTCTCTGAACGTATGCCGGACTCCCTGGATTGCCGTGTTCATCAAGACAAACTCTGACAGCTCCATCAAGAATATAAAAATCTATCGGATAACCTTTTCGGCTCTTAACCATTTCCCAAAACGATTCGGCAAATATTTTCAATTGCACTATTGTTTTCCAGAGTATATCTGAAAATGATTCTTGATAATTTGGATACATGAAAAAGTTTTCAATGCGTTTCTTTTCTTCTGGAGTAGCTTTGCCAGCTCCAGTGTAGTCAATGAACCATCCAACAGTAATAGCAATATTAGCAATCTTGTTTGTAAGAGCACGAATCCAAGGATGTTTTTTCCAAATGTCGTAAAACAAAAGTTTTGTCTGGATAATCTGCCACTCAGTTTCCAAATAGTATCTTCGGTATCTCAGTCCTTTCTTTGAATCCCGCTCTACATACTCACGTCGAGAATCACTCACCTGAAGTTGAGTTCTGTCTCGGGATATAAGCTGGATTTCCATCCGTCCAGCTTGACGCGGCGCGTCATTCTTCCCTTCCATTGCTTTCTCCTTCAATTGCCTTTTGTCGTCTTGCTTCCTGAATTATTTTGATTCTATCTTTCACAATTTCAAGATTCTGAATTGAAGTTATAAGATTAGACACAGTATACTTAAGTTCAAGTGTACTCATTATCTGTTTAAAATCAGAACTCAAATCCATTTCACTTACAAACTTTCCATTAGTCTTTTGCATTCGATAATTCATAAGCATATCTATTGAGATAATATTATCAAGCAGCAGTCCTGCAAGATGATTTATAATTTCATCTCCGTAGTTTCCAACAGCTATACTGCGTGCATCCTTTTTTCTTTCTGATGGAGAGTGTACTTGAAAACTTGATATATCCATTTTCAATGCTGCCACATTTGCATAGTTATACGCGTGGCCGAAATGGTCCTCTCTGACTTTCTTATAAGCATATCTGATTTCACCTGTTTGGTCATCAACTTCTTTCACTCTGACAAAAGACGTCATGTGTTTTTTGAAAGCAATCAATTTATCAGAAACTGGAATTATAACTTTTCTTCTACGAATTTTTTCCATTGTCATATCAAGAGTTGTACTTCGATTAAGAGTGACAATTCCTTTGGTCGGTTGCCAGTTCACACCTTCCTTTGAACGTTCATTATAATAAGCCAAATAAACTTTTCGCTTGAACAATCTTTGAAACTCTCCTGCCTTGAATGTATCCGGCATAGCGTCTACAACACAACGCATTACTCCAAGTTGATTTATTATGACTGCCAACTCCGCCCAGCAAGTTAATCCAGTAATGTGGTCAGCATAAATGATTCTGTCTTTGTCTCTGCCTGGCTTCACTACTACAACGTATATCGCTTTGCCACCTTGGTCTACTCCTGCACAAGTCATACGCTCACGAACCATGAGATGGTATCTTCCATCTTCGCAAGCTTCCAAATCTGCTATAGTTATTCTGTCCTCGCTTCCTGCATATGGTAGACCTAATTCAAAATTCCAGAAATCTTTTTCTGTTTTGTATTCTTCTTGAGCATCAACTAATTGAGAAGCACTAACTCGAGGAGACGCAAGTTTAGTTACATGATAACCACGCTTAGAACTTAAAGGATTTTGCGGCTTCCACCATCCTTCTTTTCTTGCAATTTCTTTATGACAACTTACGCAACCGAAAAACGGTTTTCCTGTTTCTTCATCAAAATGAAGAATGTCAGGCCATGAACAACAAAGCATAAATACATGTCCACAGTGCTCACACTTGTACCACCAATGATGTTGGTCAGTCATTAGGAATTCTTTGTGAATACCATACTCAGGATATGTAGGAGTTGAAAATTGAACTATCCATTTATAATCTGAATTTCCTATTCTGCTTCTAAACTTCTTGAGAATATCACCTTTACAAAAGTCTATTTCGTCATGTATCAAGACATCGCCTGGAACAGATATGGCTTGTCCTTCCTTCCAAGTTCCTTGCAAGAAAAGATAGCCGTTTTTGATTTGCTTCTCAAAGATAGAATCATATTTGACCTGAACATTTCCCTTTTTATTTACGTTGAGAAAAACTCGCTCATTCTCGTTAAGCATTGAATCAATACGCTGCTTAGAAATTGAAGAGGCCAAACTTCTGGAAGGCAGAGTATAGATAACAGATGTACCGCGATGTAACTTCAAAAAGAACTCACCAAACAAAGTTCCGTATTCTGTGACTCCGCACTGAGCCGCTTTCATTATCACTTTTTCTGGATGTCTATCTCTATATATTGCCATAAGCTGAGGATATTCATTGAGTGAGAAAAGCTTTTCATTCTTCTTGATTCCAGCTTTCTGAATCTCTTCCCATAAATCAAAATCAACTAATGTTGTGTAAGTCTCTTTTCCCTCGTGATGCCGACAGTATTGCTTTCCTTTCTTTGCGAAATTCTTACAACGCACGCCATCATCACTATGCCAGTGACATTGATTCTTATCTGTCAAGTGCTTACGAAGATTTTGTCCCTTTCTAATAAGCCAAGGAGCTTGTTTCTTTTTAAGCTTCTTTAGTTTAAGTTTTTTCTTCTTAGCCACTTGAACCATTTTTGTTTTCCAAAGGAACTATTTTCTTCAACACACTTAGAATATCAATCAGAAGAATTCGTTTCTTGATAAGAAATGGCAAATCAACTTCTACTACTTCAGAAGCAGAATGCTTCTTGCAGAACTGCTCCATAAAAAACTTAGAATTATCATCGGCAATTATTATACGATGTGCATGAGTGATGTATCCGTGGGTTTTTCCACAGAGCTTGCATGGCTTGTTTGATGAAAGAGCATAGTGTGTCATGGGCCCACCTATCCGGTGAGCTTCAAAAGCACCGTCCTTAAAATAATACCAGTAATTCCTTTCAATACTGACTCAAGATGAGTCAACGCCGACTGCTGATTTTTTGCAAGCTTGAATAATGCAGCGGCCGCAAGAGCTTTTGTCTTTGTATCATAGTGCTCGATTACTTCCTGGATGGATTTGCCGCTTGCAATCTCCTGAGCAATTTGAGTCAATGTTGCTTTTGTCTCAGTCTGGATAAGTTCAAAATCTGCTCCAGCCTCTGCCTGAATTTCATCTACTGCTTTTTTAACCATGTCAGCTAAATCTTCTTTTAGTGTGTCAAGCCCCATGGCTATTTCTCCTTCTTAGATTTAAGCGATTGAATAACTTCATCCTCTGCTTTTATTGCTATGCCAACAGCATCGAAACCTTCACGAAAAATTTTCTCTGTGTCTTTGTATTTCTTCAGATTATCTTCCGTTGGCTCAGCAACGTAAATGTCTACTGTGGATTTTAGCTTGTCATAATCCTCAGTTAACGAATCATACGAAGAGACGAGAAGCGTGGAGCCGTCCTTCAAATTCTGAGTGATTGTCAAAAAGCAACCAGACGTGCTGATTGCTAAAATAACAAAAAGTAGAATCGCTACCATCTTCAACATCGACTTCACTACTGTTCTCCTTTCCCGCAAAAAAGCGGATTCTTTTTTAGGAGGACTGATTGCGTGTAGACCTCGATTCGAGAGATGGTTTTCGGAGTCAGTCCGCATGAGTCCTCCTGTTTCAAAGCAATGCAGAATTATACGCTCGATTCAATAGAGTTCAATGTTCATTTTCTTAAAGAGCGTCTTGATAGACTTTTCTCTTTAAGGAATAGATAAAAAGAATTGTTTGGACTAAGGCAATAGTTTTAATCTTAAATCTGCAATTGCGGCCATAATGATATTTACACCACGAATCAATAACATAAGTCGAGCAGAATATTTTGTTCCTTGGGTTTGCAACCAGTCTGACAAGTCTGCTACTTCACTTTGAGTAATATCCGGAGCCATTCGCTGCCTGAATAAATCAAGCAAGTCACAAATCTTATCGGCAGCATCAGCCGAGTGAGAAATGAATTCAGTCAATTCATCAGGCAGAGCATCAAGCAGACATTCCTCATAAATATCCATAGGCTTTCCATATAACCGTTTGAATACTTTCTTGAGTTTATCCGTAAACTTAGTTTTTGTCTCTACCTGATTCATCTTTATTATCCTCCGTAAATTCAATCTTGCACTTCCAACATTGAGCAGCATCCTCAGCTATCAGAGAGCCGCAAGCTGGACATGGAATTCCTTTCTTTGATTTGCTCTTTTCAAGAATGCTTCTTTCTTTTTTTAAGTCACGATTGATTGCTTGCTCTGGCTCGAACTTTTCAGGATACCTTGCTCGAAGCTTATCAATATTCTTTTGCAACATTTCATTGAACTTAGCTTCAAGTTCATCAACGCCAACACCAACATACCATTGATTGTCGCCCAGTTCTTCTATCATGTTTACTGGGTCTAATTCTGCTCCATAAAAAATATGTTTCTTCAAATGGTCCATGAACTCACCAGCTTCTGTGCAGAGTCCCATGGCACAATGAAGCAATCGAATAAGTCTTTTCTCTTTCAGTCTTTCTCTGATTTTCGGGAAATCAACTGACTCACTTCTAACAACATTCTCAACATAGTTTTCTGACGTTATATCATTCACTCCACTTTTCATCTGTCTTAGCCTCCCATTCATCTATTTTCATTTGAACCCAGAATTCCATACCAGAAATAGTTGAAGTTAGAAAAGCTCTCACAACGTCAAGCTCTTCTACTACATCTAATAGTTGAGCTGGATGTTTAAGAAACTCAAGAGAGTCCTTCATATCTTTGAGGACTCTCTTACCTTTTGCTATCTGCAACTCCAGTTTTTCATTCATTAGCCTTCTCCTGAAAGCATTTTCTGAGTACATGTTTTGCAACGTCCAGCTTTTGCTTCTCTTCCTACTTCCATGTTTTTGCCACAATCTGAGCAAGATATTATTTTGAGTCCCTTACCAGCATATATTTTAGTGCCAGCAATCTGCTTGACTTTCAATTCTTTCTTCTTTAGCTCTTTTATCTTGAGCGTCTTTGGCTTCAATTTCTTTTTCAGCGTTTTGATTTTTAACATTTCAAAATCCTCTACATTCCCAAATGATAGTTCTCCAGCCCAAATCACCAAACGATTTTGAGCAACAAGTAAACTCCACTACATGGTCATCAAATCGCTCAAGAAATTCATAAATACAAATCAAGCCAGAAGAATCGAGGAAGTACTCCATCAACAACCTGGCTTTCAATCCAAAGGCGTGCTTTGGCTCTTTCAGCAAAGCATCGTGCATGTGCATTGGAAGTGTAGAATAAAGCAAGTACAAACCTTTGATTGTTCTGCAAATCTCGCCTTGAAATAAAACGTCAGATGGAATGATTGCTTCATTGAAATAGAAAGAACTGATAGGCTGTCCTATACACGCCTGAGAGCTTAGGACCTTTGATGCGTGTTTCTTCTCAATATCATAGATAGTTATGCCTCTACCGCCAGCAGGGCGGCTTCTTTGCCGTAATACAACTAAGCCATCAAAGGGGTCCGCATCCAACTCTTCGAGAGTATTCCATTGTCGCACACGATTGCCAAAGTAGCCTGCTCTGAAAAGCTCTACGCTTTGCTCTTTTGTTTTGATTGCTTCTATCACGAAACCTCTGTCCTACCTTCAAGTGAAATCTTCTTTCCAGTTCTTAGCTCAGCATGAGGCCAATTATAATCATAGAGATGCAATCCTTTTGATGCTGCAAAGAGTTGGCCATCCTCTACTCCAATTTCTTCGGCCATAAATTCCTTGAGCTTTTGAATGCCAGCAAGATTGGGTGGCAGGCCTCCCCACAAATCCCAAGAACGAAAATATACAAAGAAGTGAAGTTTGCCATATCTGATTCGAGTATCAATCAAGCGCAAACAAGGAGGAGATTCCATCATTAAATCCCAAGGCATAGCAACTTCCATGCACGCCTGATTTGTACCAAAACCATCTTCTTTATACATTCTAATTACTTCAAGTATTTGATTCAACGTTTCATCCGAACCTTCAGTCGCTTCTGTCAAACGTTCTCCATAAGTATAATCTTCACCTTCTACTTCCTTTCCACTTAAAATATAACTCATATATCTTTCTACGTATGCCATATCAGTCGGCGGCGGAATGTTCATACCTTCTGGAATAATAGGAATAATCTGACTACTTGGCTTTTCAACTTGCAAGTATACCATATCAAACTCAAGTCGCTTCTGGCCTTCATATGAACCTCTTGTGATTGTATAGATGTGGCCAAAATCAATGACAGCGCAAAGCAGCTTAAACCAAAGGTCATCTAAATCGAATGCATTGATTGAAACAACTTTCATTTCTTCTTTCCTTTCGAGAGTTCAACGACAACAATTCCATTACGATTTGACTGCTGTTCTTCCCAGAACTTGAATTGCCTTTCCAATCCTGGAATACCTGCATCAATAAACATTTTCGTTTCTTCATACTGAGGCAGAATTTCTCTATCTCCAAAAACCCAAGCAACAAAAGCTTTATAATACTCTCCTTTAATTTGATAATTGCGAATAGCAATGGCAGGGTCTAACATGCTGAGCATCAATTGTCCTCTGCCTTTCAAGTCAATCAACGCATAGCGCGTCAATGCTTCAGGAAGAATGAGTCCGTGATAACAACAAGTGCCCATGGCTTGCAGCGAAGTTTCCCACTGGTCGTGCATATACAAGAGTTTTGCTTTAACTTTTGAGTGTGTTTCTTTTAACGAAACACCCGTTTGCTCCGAAAGAATTTGAGCAATAACATCTTCGTCAGGAAACAGCTTATTGACATCAAGTTTGTCTGTATCTATTTCAACTATACCTATTCTATTTCCTTCTGTACAGCACACAGCAAAATAAAGCGGATAGCAAGAAGTCAAATATACCATATCGTTTCTTGATTTGAATTCTGGAACTTCATTCCAGTTAGATTTACCAGTTAGACTTCTTGGACGTATACCCTTTTTTGTAATTTGCCAAACTCGCTTGGCACTTGTCCCATGATATAATTTCAATTCTAATTCCTCCTGAACTTGCTTTGCATACCATCTATCAGAGTTTGAATTGAATCTCTCGTCCAACTATCTCTTCGGCTTTCTTCCAACTCTTTTCGTATAAGTGGATGCCCTTCGAACAAGCCACAAGTTCTCCGCTTTCAACACCTATACGCTCAGCTACGTAAAGCTTAATACGCTCAAGGACCGCTAAATCAAAAGAGAATTCATTCCACAAATCCCAAGAGCGAAAGTATACAAAGAAATGGAGTCTGTTATACAATACCTTTGTATCAATCAATCTAATGCAAATAGGAAATGCCCTGGCAATATCCGACTTGTCTGCAAGCTCAATGCAAGCACGATTTGTTTTGAATCCATCGCGTTTATACTTGGCAATAAGCAAACCAATTGGAGAAAAATCTATATCTAAATTTTTTACTACACTGAATTCAGGAATAGATTCAAACAGCAACTCGTAATCCTTTGTTGGCCGATAGCTTTTGAATTCTTTCTTCATTCCTGATAAAAGCCAATCAATATATTCTTCAAAATCTTCTATAGAAAAAAGTGGTGGCTCTAAGTCAGGCCAAAGCTTTTGCCATGGACAGTGGACATTGAGTACGGCAAACTCAAGTTCAAGTCTTTTCTTTCCTGCGTATGGTCCATCTCCAACTTCGTAGACTCTTCCGCTATCAACTACTTTATCAAGTAGCTTGAACCAAATATCACTCAGATTAGATGCTTGAATGTTTGTCACTTGCATCCTTACTCTCCTTAAGCATTTCACGTTTTCTTTCAATATCTGCAAATCCCATGCACTGCTTTTCTACTTCTTTCTTGAGTCCAGCATTCTCACGCTGTACAGAACCTAATTTTAATTCAACGTGTAGCTTCTCTTTCTCAAGTTCTAATATTCTTGCTTGGAGCTGTTCTGCCTTCAAGCGAAGAGGAGTTTTGTTCTTTTTAATTTCATCTTTCAAATCTGCTACTTGCTGTTTAAGACTCTTCAACGTCTCCGCTTGAATCTGCTTTTGCTTTCGCTCTTGCGCTTTGGCAAATGACATTCAGCACCTCCAGGTTCAATTACATATTGAGCAATTATAGATAATACTTTATCTGCCCATTCTCTATCAGAATCTTTTTGTTTCTCTGATAATTCTTCGTATACAGCTTCAATCTCTTTACGCCACAAAAGAATATTTTCAGTAGTCAAGTTTTCTATCATGTACTTAGTCCAGTGTATCCATTGTTCGTGCTCAAGTGCAGCCAGCCTTTCTCGTATCTCTTTTTTTGTCACAGCTGGCATCTTAAGTTGAGTTACGAAAATATCAAAATGCTTTCCACAACCCCTGCAAATCATTTCTCCTTGATTTGCCAAGACAGAAAAACTTGTGCCATGACATTTGTTGCATTTGAACTCTGTCATTTTTTACTTCGACCTCTAATCTTTTCTTGCTCTGTTCGCCGAACATCAATGATATTGCATAACTCAACTTTTCGTTTACCTAAATTATTAAGTTCTGAGTTACAGCCAGCTCGTTTGGACTCAGCAAGATGTATTTTCTCTTCAACGATTGCAAGTTCAAATTCTTCAAGTCTTTCTTTCAAATCAGGAATGTTTTTTACCTTCAAAGCCAGCAACATTTTGTCTGATGCTTCAAGTAACTTTATTCTCACTCTAACCCCCGTTCCATTTTATAAGTTCAACACCAGGAACATTACCAAGAACAGACTCAACAATGCTCTGAGATAATTCATCGCTAAGCTGTCCATTGCCAGCACCAATTAGAGGCACGGCAAAAAACATGCGATGAAATTTATCGCCAAGTATATCCTCTCGAAGATGCCACAACGCTCTTGAAATCAAACGAGCATCTGACTTCTGTTTCCATGAGAGATATGGGGGCTTAACTAACTTCTTTGATGGAATCATTATGAGTTCAGTTCCATTCATTATTGTAGAAATGATAGGAGCTAATTGATTGATTGAGATTTCAGAAACTCCAGTATGAAATTTGGTTTGTATCTGCCGATAAGAATTGCCAATAAATTTTGGAAGCTTACGGAATCTTCTTGCTGCTTGCTTAGCCAATCCTCTACCCATGACATTTGAGCCATCATTTTTCCATCCCAAGTTTGTTGGTATACAAATCGCATGCGTCTCTTTCAAATCCCAAATGTCACAAGTTCTAATCTGCATTAGCTCTCAATCCTTCCTCAGCTGTCAAGTTTATTCCTAAATCCCAGTTCAATCCTCTTGCTTCGGCTCTTGCATAAGCAAGCTCGACTACATTATCATTTGGTTGAACAATGCTAACAGTTTTGTTATCCGCTTTTGTTCTGACAAATTCTCCAAGCGCCCCAAGTGACTTAAGCCGAAACATAGTAGCATCAGAACGATTGTACACAATTACGTAATGATAATCTTTTCGCTCCATGTTATCTCTCTCCTTATGCTGCAAGAACAAGCAATTCACTATAACTTTTTTCTATCGGTTTGCGCTTTGCCTTCTCGCCTTTTCTCAATATCTTTCGTTTATACTTGAACATTAGTGCATTTCTCCGAGTTCAACTTCCCAAATACCTGGCCTTTCTTTTTTCTGTTTTTCGAGCCATTTATATACTAAAGTTCTATGACAGAACTCGCCTTCTTTTTCCCAGCAAAGCAATGTTGCTTCTTTTATTCTTTTGCCTACAGCATCAAGTATCTGAGATATGAGAATATATGGCGTCAGATGTTTAAGGATTTTATCCTCGTAGATTTGTTCGTACTCTTCTTTAGTTATCTTTCCGGTTCTATATCTGCTGACTAAGCTCCAGGTTGGTAAAAGGCAAGTTATGATTTTGATGTCCTGGAATTTTTTGGGCTGACACATTGCAATCGAGAGCGGCCTGCCTCGATGATTTTGCGGCTCAAAAAATGAAGCTACATGTATTTTCATTGATGCTTCTCTTTCTCATAAGTTGCCTTAGCCCATTCATAATCTATGTGAGTACAATTAGGACAGCACGGAACAAGAATAATATGCTGCTCTCTTTTTATTCTAACTAAGTTATCCTCACTCAAAGGGTCACACCAAAACACATGGCCGCAATCACAGCGAACCTTAGAAGATTCATTCTTTTGACCTATCTGCTTTATCACGGATATTTTTCCTCTTCGTCAATCTTCTTTGCTTTCTCAATCATTTCGTTTTGTATTAACTTAAGAGTTTCAACAGCAGAGATAAATCCATCCTTAAAATCTTTACTGAATTTCTCAGCAGGCTTTACTCTTTGCAGATAAGACTTCTGTAAATTGCCTACTGCACCTGATAAAACTTCTCTGAATATTTCCTGCATAAATCCCATACTAACCTCCAAGATATTTTTCTGCCATTTGATGAATCCAGTTTCTTTGCTTAGCAGAAAACTTAGCTCCATCTTCGCCTTGCTCTTTCAGCTTAGTAATTGCTTGATTGAGAAATTCAGCTTCGTGAGAATCTACAGTCTTATCCATGTCATCTAACTTGTAGACCAAATCAATCTCTCGCTGAGTAAGATGGTCCCAGTCATTCTTCACAACATCATGCGGACCGTTTCTCATTCCTACCTCCCATTCTCAGAAACAATAATTTTGATTCGTCTGCACTTTTTGAGCGGCTTAGCACATTTGCGTTTTATTCGCTTGAGCATTTTTGGAGTTATATCTCCATGTCCTTTTAGTTTAAGAAAACTTCTTGCTCCGTTGGTGCCCCACCGCCAAGCCGCGTTGTGCATGATGTCACACTGACCTTTTCTGATACATGCGTCATGTCTGCAATCTGCACAAAGTGAAACTTCATCACAATTGATTTCTCTTGTGTCATTATCAGAAGGAAACTCATGCATCTCTTTTAATTCGCCAGACCACCAGCCCTCAATGACAATTGATTTATCACCAGTGACTTTTAAGCTATGACCTTTGCGCTTGATAACTCGCGCCACTATTCTTCCTCCTCCTCATAGTGACCAAAATATTCATCTAATTCTTCAAGTGTCTTGAGTTCCTTTTCTTCAAGACCAACTTTGAACTCATTGCTTATTTTTGTATTCTCTATAAACTTGAATGTTGCATCTAAGCCATGCCAGTAGAATCTCTTTTCTACTTCAAACAAATGACATTCGCATGGACGGCAAATCTTCTGCTTATGTACTGCGCTTATAGAACATGTGTTGCAAGCTGAACTCATTAGCCTCTTATCTCCTTGAGTTTCTGCTCTTGTTCTTCAATCTTTCTTAGAAGATATATTGCAGATTCAACTCCTCCGTCCTTAGCTATCTTTGCTCCGCTTCTTGCTCTCTTTAGGCAATCTTCTGCAAGCTTGCAAAGTTCCATTCCAATATGAACACTGACTCCACGGAATGATTCTGCATCCCACAAGAACTGGCGTCCATAGCCAAAGAAGTCAGTAGCTTCCATAAAGTATTCTCGATATGTCGCCACAAGCGGGCAAGTCGCCTGAAATGAAAATACCATTTCCCCTTCATGGCAATCCATTCATCAATTCTATCTCTCATCTCGATTCCCCCAACACCTTCTTGAGCGCAGGGCGCAGGCGGTATGCCGTTTCCCCTTGCGGAACTT